ATGAGATATAAACGAATGTAGTATACAAGCGATTTAACAGACATAATGTTAGTTAAACGTATGTGATTACATTCGAAGCCGCAACACAGAACAGAAGTTACACACGTTTACAAATGTAATTAGAAAGTGTATTAATGTAAACATATAAGTGAACTTCTGTTAGTTGCGGCGAATCAACGTGAGTTAAACGAAAGTGAAACGTGAGCGAATGCGAACGTTACTCACTTGAGTTAAACGAACGGCAAACAAATGAGCTCGAACGCGAAGCGTTCATGAGCGAATCACTTCAGTTAAACGAGCGTTACAACGCGAGTTAATCACGAGTGTTAACGAGTGTACTCAACAGAAGTGAACGAGCAATAGCGAGTGAACATCTTCCGAAACGAACGTGCGTTAGCAACGTGAGTTGAGTGGCTGTTAACTATCGTGATAGCTGTAGTTTATTTTTTTTGTTCCACCGGCAAAGCGGTGTCAAGGGTAATTAGACGTGTCAAAAATTTGTAGCATTTTTGCGACTCGTATAGCGATTTCTTCTTTGCAGTGATGTGATTATAAGCAGTGATTTGACGTCACTACATTTTTAGGCTGTGTTCATAGTTATTAATAATCACCGCTCGATGTATGCAGTGCGTGTTTTTAGAGTCGTTACTCGTTACAGCCGTTGCACCGACTTCTATAAACCTTCTGCGTAAATACCTGAGCTCCTTCTTCTCTCTACTAAGACTTTTTTCTAAAGAGGTATAGGTTACAGTGCGACGAGCGTAACGACCGTAACGAGGGAGGAAATTAACTAGAATAAAAAGATATGACCTGCTAATTCAATGGCAAAGCTTAGTGAAATAATTCGGCTTGGAGAAGTAACCGCTGATGACTTGTTTATCATCACTGATGATGAAACAGGTAAAACGAGGACTGTAAAATGGGAAGATATCGAGAAATCTATTGCAATTGAAAATGTATCTGGTGTAATCTCTACTTACGGCATTGACTGCGGTGTTTATGCAGGTGATGCAGAAGATGCAGATCCAGATAGTTTTGTTTTAAGCGGTGGAAATATTGATCAAGGTGTATATGCTTAAAAACAATGGAAAAAAGCATCAGTCAGAAATCAAAAGAGAAGCGCGTAAAGGATGAGTACTGCCGTAAAAAGCACGGTTTAGGCTATCACTGGAGTAGAACACTTGATGAGTGGTGTTGTCATTCCTGGTTATGCCAGTGCTTTAAAAGATGTATACGACAATAAGCCAAAAGATAAGCCTAGTGAGCCAAAACCTGCGCCAGAAAATACTGCTGTACCGCCACAAAAGCCAGCACAAACCGCACAGCCGATGCAAACTGTCCCCAAAAAACAGTCAAGCAGACGCTGCAATAAAAGCTGAACTGCAAAAACGTGCAAATTGAAGTTAGTAGAATAAAAAGTAGGTTTACAGAAAAAGATAGTGGCCTTAGAAGATTACCAAATTGCAGACAATTCTGGCAATACGTATTTTGCAAACGCATCTCCAAGTAATAATCCCAGCCAAGTCACGCTTGATTTGCTTGAAGGTGCGGATGTTGCCGCGAAAATTCGCGATTTAGGCTACAAAGACGAAGTAGGTGCAACGATATTTACTAAATTAATAAAAGACGGCAAGTCAAAAGACGAAGCTTTAGCTGTTTTAGCGCAGAATGCGGACGTATTAGCGGGTGATGGAGAATCAAAGGGACAAGATTACTTGATTTACCTGAAGTTGACCCATTTGGCGAAGATCAAGGTGAATTCTACGATTACCAAGAAGGAGATACGCAATATAGCGACCAACAGCGCAACAAAATCATCGATGAAATGAATTCATTGGTTGAATTTGATGAGCCTACTGCAAAAACAGGATTTAAAGAGCAAGTTGCCTACGAATTTGGGCAGCCTGTGCTTAAAACTGGAGTTGATCCAGAATATTATGATGCATTAGCAGGTGAATTAGAGAACTATCGTGTTGAGCGTCCAACAACAGTACGTCAAGGTAGGAGATTCTCTGATACTGCAACAGATGCAAGAGCAGAACGTGCATCCTCACGTAGAGCTGTAGCAAGAATGGCAGATACAGACAGATCTGCTAGTAGTAAACGCAAGAAAGGATATAACGATGTGAAAGCACTGATTGAAGCAGAAAATCTCGTGCGCTCTGGTAACTATGACGCATCTGACCGGATGACAGACGCTATGTATATGCGTCATATGGCTCCAGTTGCTGAACAGATGACATATGATCCTTTATTGCAAGCAGCAAGTGGTGGAGGCGAGCCATACACTTATGTGGACCCTTACACTCAAGCCCCGTTAAGTGATCCAAACTTTGCAGATCCATCAAATTCTCCAGACGTAGCTCAGGCATTAAATGCACCAGTCAATCCCCGTTCAACCATTGATTGGGCTGACGCAAATAAGCCTGGCCTGAGTGAGGGTGGGAGAATGTTTGGTAATTTCCCGCAAGTTGATATTACAGGTGCTGGTCAACTATTTGGAGAGCGATATCAAAAGCATATTGCCCCTGCATTAGGTGGTACAGCCGTTCCTTCAGATATCAGAAGCCTGTCAGAGCTACAAGCTGCAAGCGATATGGGGTTAGATGCTTTACAGGCTAAAGGAGCAAAGCTGTACAACAAAGAATTAGTCACTGATCCAGTTAGTGGCAAAACTTCAATGAAGAGCAGTCTTGCGCAAGAGCCTGGTGTTGATGCAATGCTCAATAAAATGAGATATACACCTGCTGAGAAAGCTCAACTTGCAAATGCCATGTTGCAACTAGAAGCTTCAGTCCGTAAGGGTGCACCTTCTCCCAAAATGCAAGCATATGTACAAAGAGCTACTCTTGCTGGACCTAAAGATGCAAGTCAAGCAAAGTTAATCTTCCAAGCACCTGAAGCAATTAATCCAACTGAAGGATATGCAAGTGTTGCGCGTATCAATCCAGGACAGCAGATTGATGGGCAGGATATTGTGACTGCATTTAGAGGGCTTGAGGTGCAGATGCTCAAAAGCCATTTATTGGTCAAGTTGAAGGTGAAGCTCCAAGATTTACCGTTACAACAAGACAGGCGAAACATCAATGGAGGGAATTGAGAGAGTAATGCGTGAAAAAGAAGAGCAAAACGCTATTAATAGAGTTACAGATAAAAAAGGCAATCGTAAGCGTAACAAGTGGAATTACCAATGAAGCCTGATCCTGTTGATGAAGAGATCTGCGTCAGAAAGTCGTTAAAGCTGCATTGACCCAAGAAAGAGCTAATAGAGACAATAGAATACGATTAGAGAAGGAAAGAGCCATTGCTCCTTACCGCGTACGTATTGGAGGTTGATATGAATAGCGAACAGCTAAGGGAAGCATATAAATTAGCAAATGAAAGGGAGAAAACTTCATTCTTCCCAACAACTGGTGGAGTATCCGAACATAAATCAGTTATCCCACTAGATTATCAATCAAAGCAACGTTTTGCGGGTACACATTTTAAAGATTACTGCGGCGCTAATGCAGGAACAGTAGATGAGTGGATGGGTATGTTCAGCAACTGCAATGAAGGTGCTGATTTTAATCGCACAAAGTTGCAAAAAGAAGTGGAGACACAAAGAGGTGCGCAATATGCTCAAGAATCAGGTAGAGCTGAGCAACCTAATACAATTGAGGTAGCAGACGCTGCACCAGCAACTCAAGAGCAGCAAACGGAGGCATAATCATGTTAGGACTCATAACTAAACTCGGCCCAGCTTTGAGAGGAGTATCAAAGTTTGCTGGCAGCAAAGGTGTCAGGGAATTTTTAAAACCAGCTGGAATTGTCGATTCTGCAGGTAAATTTGATTTAGGGACAACAGCAGGACGCTTGGCACCTGACATTCTTTTTGGTGGATTAGCGGGTGCAATGACTCCCGGCGATTTAACTGATAAATTAGTTGTCGGCGCTGGTTCCGCTCTCGGTGGCGGTTTAGGCGGCATTGCTACAACCGGAGCTGCCGGCAAATTCTTAGGTATGAAGCCGAATATGGTTAGTGAAATGGTCGGAGGTTTTGGTGGCGATATGGTGGGTCAAATGGCTGCTGATCAAGTGCTTAAGGGTAAAGATTTAGTTACTGGCGGTAAAGGTCAAACACCTTGGGAAAAGCTGTCAGAAGAGCAAGAATCCCAACTCATTAATCAAGTACTTGCACAGCATGGATTATTCCAGGTCAGCGAAGTGAATATTTGTCAATTGACCCAACTGGCTTAGGTTCAGGTATTATCTGATGTCGAGATACAGGTCCATTGAAAAAATCATGGGAACCATCAAAAGTGGTGCTAGTGATTTTGTAGAAGGGTTTCGTAGTGACTATGGAATTGGTCGAGAAGATAATGCTCGGATGATGTACCTAATGCGTGAGAAGCAAGGCCTTCAGCCTGAAGCTCCCCGTTTCACTGCAATGACGTCCTCACACCCACCTACATACAGGACACGAGAGGCATTCGGCATGGCCTCCCCTGAAGGCGTAGCGGCAAGGGAAGAGATGGATATGGGGATGATGGATACAGCTGGTAAACGTTTGGGACAAAGAGTAGGTACGGTTGCAGCTGACCTCACTCAAGATGGAACAAGAAATTTCTGGTGGTTAATGAACGCTGCTCAAGCTGCTGCTCAGGTTGGCACAGAAGCTGTTTTAACGCTGCTAATCCAAAGCTTTATGGAAAGAGTACAGTTATCAATAACCTGACAAATGAGCCACTAAAAACAACGTCCTACCGCCAGGCTAAAGAGCAAGAAATTATTAACAAGCAAGGTAAACCTAAACGTGGTGTTTCAGTTAAAGGTGAAGGTAAAAATGCTTATTATGAAAAGCGTAATTTCCAGCCTGGGCATGTTGCTGCTTTAGCTATTCCAACTGGTATAGCCATTAATACAGGTTTAGGTTTAATGACACCTTTTGGAGGTGCAGAAGGTTATAAGGCAGCTATTCCAAGTGAGGATGATCCAACCAAAACAGCAAACGTTGTGGGTGAAGTTGGCTTGAAATATTTTATGGGCAGAACAGGACAGCTGCTGCCGTATGATGAGTTTGTAAAAGTCAGGACCGGATGTAAGTCCCTGAAGAATACGGCAAGTATAAGGCCTTTAAGTACGACAAGAAGGAAGACTGGAATCCATTAGATGGAGATACAACAATGCTTGCTGGTGCGCTTAAGACAACGACAGAAGGTATTCACGGACCTGAAGTGCAATTCCTAGGTAAGAGCCTGCCTGTAACTACAGGAATCGTTCCTTATATCGGCGCTTTAGCTGGAGGAGCATTAGGAGTTAGATCTAAGAAGAACACTATAGGTAGAGGTTTTATGGGGGGCTTAGGAGGATTAGCAGCAGGTCAGGTAGCAGGAAATGTTTTAGAGCAAGAACGTAGACGCCGCAATGCAGAAGAAAACGAAAAAGAGATGTACATTTCTTGATACACTAGAATAGTTAATAAGTTAGGAGCACGATATTGTGGCGTTCCGTTCTAGTTTAAATTTTGATCAATATCGTGGGCCAGGAGAGAACCGCACTGCAGGGGGGTTGGCATTTGATTTGACAAATAGAGGTAAAGACACTGGCCCTCAAATGGGTTCATTTTCCAAAGCAACAGATATTGTAGACGGCTTAAGAGATCAAGAAGATAGATTTGATAAAAAAGCTGTTGCTGATTATTTTGAACAAGATAAAGATATTGATATGGGGAAGAAGATTTTTAATATGAAAGCTGAAGAGCAGAGGAGAGCTAATGAGAGAACTAAAACAGGAGGGTTTATACAAGCTGGTTTAGGTCTGGCAAAACTGGGCTTAAGTGTTGCTGCTCCTGGCGCAGGTCCAGCAATGGCTGCACTAAGTGGTGTAACCAGTTTCATGTAAGGAGGTAAAGTCATGTCATTAGCACTCGTGAAAGCAGTATCTAGAAGCGCAAAGCATCAGCCAGGAATTGGCAGTAGATTGCGTAATTTTGCAAACGATATGGTGGGTCGTGCCGACGGTTATGTCGATGCGATGGATGATAGCTTTATTAAAAAAGCTTTGAAAGTAGGCATGGGTACAGATGCTAATACTCAGAGAGGCATCAAAAGTGGCATTGATAACATTGCTGAAATGATCCCTGGTAAAACACGAATGGCTGGAAGAGAGTTCAGAGCTCAGCATCCTGAAATTGTCCGTGCTGTAATGCCAGCAACTATTAGTGCAGGCTTACTTGGCACTGGTGCTATTGCAAGTAACTTATTCGGAAGCGAAGTTAACGAGCAGCAGCCGATGACACTTGAAGAGTACAGAATGATGACTGGAGGTATGGGCTAATGAGAAAGCAGTTATTGAGATTTGCCGGTAAAGCGTTTGTACCAGTATCAACTGTAGCAACTGTTGGAATGGCTGCTGATGCGCTTGGCAATTTAGGTCAAGGCATTACAAGTGGGATGGAAAATGACTTGTTAGAAAAACAAGGTACGTGGAACAAAGACACCAATGAATACACAATTGAAAATAAAGGCTTATTTCAATCCTTAGGTCAAAGCGTGGGTCTGATAGATAGCGATAAGGAAATTGGCGATAAAAAATTAAGTAAAATAAATGACGCTACCCGAGCAACCAGAGACCGCATAAGTGCACAAGGGATTGAACTTCCTAACTTCAATCCAGGAATGACCATCGAGCAGGCGAGAAATTCATTGGTTCAGCCGCTGAGGGAAGCCATAGAATCCGAAAAAAGAAAAGATATTGAATATAGGCAACAAATTGAGGCAAATAGCCCTGTCTATCAATTACAAAGAGAGCGAATGGCACAACAAGACAGAATGAATATGTTTGCGATGCAAGAGCGTATGTATGATAGAGCCCATCAAAGACGTCGTGATACACAGAACGCTATGTTAGGTATGGGTGGTGCGTTAGCTGCAATATTAAGCGCGTAAGATTAGCTTCTAGAGTATTTCTTATTTAAATATGCTTTTTCTTCATCAGATAAGTTATTAGTACCAACCCACTTAGAGATATCGCCTGTATGCTTCAAGTAGTTTAAACCTATTCTATCTTGTAAATCTGAAGTAAACTTAGCATTAGGATCAATGCCTTGCCGTGCCACTTCACTAGCCAAAGTACTACCAATAAATTGATAAGCTCCAACTGCATGAAGACGTCCACTATTAGCCCACTCTTCATTCGACATATTATTATTCGACTGCAGATCCATAATTTCTTGGACAGACATATCAGTCAGCTTTCGGCCGCGATGCTGAGGCATTTTTGAAAAAGCACCAACGTAACTACGCTTGCCAGTATTTGGATTCTCCCAATAGTTCTGATGACCATCTGCAAAACCAAATTGATTGACAGCTTCGTAGCCTCCAGAGCCGTCTGATTCAACACGACGGAGTAGTGAAAGATCATATTTCTCATCCTCAGATAAAGAGCTTCCGCTTGCGGAGTTGCCTTTTAAATAGGAATTAGCCTTGCCGACCGCATTATTGCGTTTTCCAGATCCCCGTTTATTTCTAGATGATGAGCTAGGTGGATGAACTGCCCTAGAAAAAACGTCTTTTACTGTACGACCTCCAGGCTGCCCACTGCCAGGACTATTTTTTTGGTGCTTGCCAGAAAAATTATTGTGTTTATCGTGAGCAGAAACAAGGGTGCCAAGTCGCTCACTCCTCACACCACTACCAGGCTCATTAGGTTTTGCAGCTGGACTTAATTGTCTAGAACTAGACGTAGGACTAGTACCATTTAATTCACGAGAGCGGCCACCGCCTTGAGCAAAGAAGCTCTTATGCATTTCAAGCCCTTGTTCTACAGCCTTCTTTTGACCTGCAGCATCTACTAAAAACTTCTCAGGATTATTTGTACTATCAAAAGGGTTACCTTTTGCCTTACCCATAGCCTCACGGGCCTTATCAAAGTTATCACCGTATCTCATTTGGTCATATGCCTCATTAATCTCTTTACGAGACATACTGCCGTAGGACTTGTTGAGTACAGGGACTTCAGCTTTGGTTATATCTTTACCTGCACTCTTTTTATTCTGCTGCCACTGATCTGCTCCGGCATTAGCTAATACAGCTCCATTATTAATCGGAGCAGCGTCGGACGAGCCAGGTGTAATAGAACCGCGTAGATCTGCAAAGCCACGAGTAGTAGTAGCAGTACCTGTTTGCGGAATACCATTCGGATTGGCGGTAGGAGCTGGACTATTCCGGTATTTAGTTGAGTCAGATGAAGTATTTTGACGCCATAAGTTTTGGACTTGATCCATACCCCAGCTAGCCACACCGCCACCTATTAATCCTCCCGTCACACCTCCAACTGCCGTACCAATTGGACCTAAAAATGACCCAATAGCAGCACCTTTTGCCGCACCCAGCATGTACCCACCGGTTTCTGCAAAGACATCACCCGCAATACCAGCTGCTCCTTGAGATTTATCTGCAGTGGCAATCGATACTCCCGCATTAAAGATAGTTCCGACAGGACCTAACACTTTTCCAAACTTAGCTGCTTTGGTGGCGGAACCGAGTAGGGCTTTTGATGCTTGTTTAGGTTGATTTAATTTGAGATGACTACCTCCCATGCCATTGTTCATTGTTGATGATTGAACATCAACAGTGGTGCCGCGGAAAGCTCTATTGTCAATAGGTTTATAAACTTGAGTGCTCATAATTAATTCCCTCCGAATACGCCGTATTTATCACCAAAAGTCGGAAAACTAGAACTCATTTTAGATTCCCCAATAGTCGGGAAACTAGAGTTATATGTATAATCACCTGTTCCAATATTACCAAAATCAACTGGGCTCCCAAAACCTCCATGTGATCCATACTGAGAGCCATCCATCAAGCCTTTAAATCGGCTTTCTCTTGCAGCATCAGCAGCTGCATCCATACGTGCGCCACCGTATGCTCCAGCAGCTTGTCCGAGCATGCTTAGGCCGCCAGCAAACCTTTGAGCTGCGCCTGTTTCGCGATTTAAAGCTATTTGTTGTTTAGTTGACCAGAGATCGTAATCGCGTTTCTTATCTTTAAGTACAGAATCAGTGAACAGTCCTTTATCAAACAGTTCATTCTCCTGATTACGTCTTTTGCGTTCTAGTCCAATTTCACCAAAGCTACGCATTGGACTATCATCACTGAATCTTCCACTATTTGCTGCAGCCCTATGCAAAGACATTTAAGTTAAGCTTATTCTTTCACTATTCTAACTTTGTAGAATTAAAGAAGCTTTCGAGTACATATAGAGATGGCCACAGCGAAAACTGTAGAAGATTATTTAAAAAAGAATGGAATTAATTTAGGTGCCAAAGTTGGAGGTGTTGAGCTGCAAGGTATGGAAGCTGCAGGATTATCACCTGAAGATGTGAAAAAATATATTCAAAAGGCAGGGCTTACATTTGCGGGCAATGCAGAGAAATATTTAAATAATACATATACATCTTCTGTATCTGCCGAGACTAATAACGTATCAAGTGATGACTTTGGAATTAAGAACGATAATGTAGCTCAAGGTATCAGCGGTTTAGACAATGCTCTTGAATATATATTAAATACACCTCATAAAGAAGGCTCTACTGGAGCTGCGTTGAAGAATGAATTTATTGGTAATGTAGCTAGTAAATTTCTTGATACACAATATCGTCAGTCAAATGCTGATGCAGATGCTTCTCGTGGTTTGTTTGTCAGAGATGCAGAGCTTACACAAGATAGAGCTGATTATCTGCAAAGGTCAGAGTACGACGCACTCTTTAATGCGTTAAATCAATCAAACGAGTTTACGTTACAAAACCAATTTGAGTTTAACCGAGCTGAAGAAAGGTTAACTGAATTAGGGCTTAAGGCTGACTTAGAGGGTAACCTCAGGAAAATTGATGGTGATCAAAATCGCCTTACACAAGATAATGCTGCACGAAATCAGATTGATTTAGCAGGAGTGCAAGGTGTTATTGCAAAAGATTATATGCTTCAGGAGCTAAAGGCAGCAGGTGTTGAAGATCGTGACTTACAGCAGTTAGTAGTTGATGGAGAGTTAGCTAAAATACTTGAAAGAGGGAGAATTGAAACAGATATAGTTGGCTTAAATAATGATGCACAACTTATTCGATTAAATAATGAGCTTGCATCTAATGAGAGATTAGTTGGATTAAAAGGTGCAGAGGCTGTCAAGCAAATAAAAGAGGAATTAACGTTGGCGGGATTTAATGAGCAAGCGCTACAGGGGTTACAGACGACTGGAGCAATTAAGCAAATCGCAGAGCAAGGGCGTGTTGATGGAGAGCTCCTGCAAAAAGGCGGAATAGAGGATCGTAAACTACAAGAGTTGGTAGATTCTGGAGCACTAGATAGATTAAATGTTGAAATGGGCAACAATGTCACTATTCAAAGTATGGTGGGTGCACAAGCTAAAGATCAGCTTTTAACAGAATTGCGTGAATCAGGCATTAATGAACGCAAGCTTGAAGGTCTTCGTCAAAGCGGAGTTATAGATCAAATATTAGAAAAAGGCAGTATTGACTCTCGCTTACTGAAAGAGGGTGGGATAGAAGATCGTAGTCTACAAGCATTAGTAGATTCAGGCGCTTTAGACCGTCTTAATGCTGAGATTAGTAGTAACGAAACTCTTCAAAGAATGAAGGGTCGCCAAGCAATACTGCAAATCGAGACTGAATTATCAAAGATTGGTGTAAATGAGCAGGATTTAGAGCGTTTAAAAAATACAGGTGTGTTGAAGCAGATCGCAACACAAGGTAAGGTAGATGAGACACTACTACGTCAGACTGGCATACAAGAAAAGGATCTTCAAAAACTCATTGGCAATCAAAAATTTAAAGAGCTACAGGCCAACATATTCAGCAATGAAAAGATTCAAAGTATGGTAGATCGTGCTGAAATGGAGCGCCTAGAAAAAGCAGGTGAGCAATCTATTGAGCAAATTGGTGCTGAAGGTGATGTTCAACTTGATGTATTAGAAAAACAAGGTGAAATTGATGTTTCAAAGATTGGTGCTACTAGTGTTGCCGATCAAGCTCGTATTATTACACAGTCTGAAGCTGACGAACGTTTAATTAAAGCGCAAACTCTTGCGGATACTACATTAGAGAATATTAAGTCAACCAATCGTCAATCTGAGACCTCATTAGCAGGTGATATTGAATCACGTCAGATTCAAGAAAGAGGTGATGTTGAAGAAAGTAGAATTAGTGCTCAAGGATTAGTAGATAAAACAATTCAAGGAATGGTGGGTGACCAGGCTGTTGAGCAGATTGGTGCTAAAGGTGACCAAGACGTTAGAAAGACTAAGGTTGCAGGAGATGATACCCGTAAGACATTAGAATTAGAGAATAAACTGAAATCCAAAGATAGAGCTAATCAAAGTAGTTACGCTCGTAACTTAGCGGGGATGATGTAATGGTTGACAGCAAGAAAGCAAGTAAAGTCTATCTGACAATTGTTGATCAGTGGCTTGATACACTACCAGCAGCTGATAGTGAGGATTTTAAAGACTTTGCAGATGTAACTCCATCAATTATTGAAATCTGGGTATTTGCTGGAATACTGGGATACAGCGGTACTTTTAATGACCTACATCGTTGGGTCAAGATGAAATATAAAAAGCTCAATCGACGTGAGATTTTAAATAGTGAAATTGCTGCACTTCACTCTGATATTCAAGAGCTACGTATGGCAATTACCTCTGGTGAAATCAAAGGAGACCATGGAGCTGCAAGGCTAGCCGCACTTGAAAAAGAGCTTAGGTCACATATTGAAGCAAGCGAGAGAATAAACCGCAGTACTGATAAGCGTGGACTAATTCTTGCTGGCGCAGACCGTGTCTTCCGTGAATTTACCAGTATTTTTAAAGATGACCCACAATTTGCTGAACCTATCGAAAATGCTATTGATGCAGTATGGGCAAAGCTTTCTAGTGAGTTGAGCAATGGATAGAACAATTGATTCAATTTATAAGTCCTTAGAAGCAGGAGTTGAACTTCCTAATATCAAGGGAGTAGATGTACAGTATTTAGATGCTTTGCTCAGAGCCAGGTCAGCACTGCCAAGAATTCTAAGTATTGATAGTGATAGGCTGCGTGGGTTTAATTCAAAAGAAATTGATGCAGCAAAATACGCTCAAGAGCTAGGTCTTGCATTTGCTGATAATCGTGCAAACTTAAACCGTTCTGAATTAGTTGCAAGAAAAAAGTCGTTAGCTATTGATCGATATTTTAAAGCGTTAGAAACACAATATAGAAACAGGCTGGCTTTATTAAGTCGCTCCAATCAACGTAATAAAAACTTGTTTATGCGCAGGTTTGCTGGTGAATTACTTGGAGTTAGCTCTGAATTATACAAGATCATTAGATAAAATAGAAATATAAAGAAGACAATTTGTATGGCAATTGCAAGCGCGGCATTAGCGTATAGAAGAAACGCTTTGATGTCGGCTAATAAAGTAACGACTAAAGCACCATCAGCGGACGTCTTAGCAGCTAGAGAAAACTTTGCCGCGTTCTGCACTGTTATGGGCAAAGCTCCAGCTAAGCATATGTTGGAATGGCATAACGAGCTTTGTACTGGAGTAGATACCGAGTGCTTGTTAGGCGTAGGCGGCCCTAATACAGCCATTCTTGCTCCTAGAGGCTCTGCCAAGAGCACTGTTCTTGGTCTGTTTGCTGCATGGATGATTGGACGCCACGCTGCTGCTAAACAGATGCTGCGAATACTTTATATTGCTTACATGGTAGATATTAGCCGAGCAAAATCTGCAACAATTAAAGGTGTACTCAATAGTGCCAAATACAGGGAAATTTTTCCCATGGTGAGGCTCTCAAAAATTAAAAGATCCGATGAGTATTGGAGTATTGATTATGAATTTGCAGGAATTGATACAGCAGGTGAAGAAGCATTTACCGTTGCGTGTGGAGGTCTCAAAGGAGCAATTACTTCAAAACGTTCCCAATTGGTGCTTATCGATGACCCTATTAAATCCGCTGCGTCCATCAATAACCCGGACATACGACGTGAGATGGAACAGACGTGGTCTAATGTCATTGCACCTACGATGTTCCAAGGTGCAAGGGCAATCTGTTTGGGAACGAGGTTTCATTTTGACGACATACACGCCACTTTATTTGTCCCCAAGAATAACTGGAAGCAAATCGTACAAAAAGCAGTCATAACAGACGAAGACGGTAGATCACGATCTTATTGGCCTGAATTCTGGTCAATGAAGTATCTAAAAGAAAGAAAGGCAGAAGATAAAATTGCCTTTGCTTATCAGTATTTAAATACAGCTGTACAGTCTTCTGATGTTGGGATATCACCAGAGTTAATTGTCAAAGGTGAAGTACCAGAAGATTATGATTGTATTGGTGTTGGAATTGACCTTAGTGCAGGCTTAGGAGAGAAGAACGATTGGACAGTCTTTACATTAGCCGGGATTTACGAAGGCAAGATTTATCTTATTGACCAAAGACGTTGTAGGTCAATGGGTAATCTTGACAAAATGGACACATTATGTGAGATGTTGGCTGATTGGAATATTTTGCTTGAGAATGATGATGGTAAATATTTTGCAACTACTTCCCCTTGTATTATTTGGCCTGAAGCCATTGCATATCAAACATCATTCGAAGGTGATTTTAAAAGAATAATGTTTGATGAGCGTTCATTGTTTAATTTAAGTATCTCACCTGTAAAAGGATTTAGAGGTGACAAGTTAGCAAGATTAAGAGGTGTCTTAGGTTTATACGAACACAAAAAAGTAGTGTGGAACAAATGGCGTAAATGGGATGTATTAGAAGAAGAGCTTCTTAATTTTGGACATGCATCTCACGATGATGCTGTTGATTCAATGGTATTAACAATTGGTGGATTGCTGAGAAGAGGTAGTTTGCAGATTGACTACAATAGTGACAGTTAAAGTATTTATTAGCAGTAATGGCGTTAACAGATAAAAAATGGGGAGAGTTAACCGATGCTCAAAAGGCTAGATTTGGTTCTAAGCGTGATTTTAATGCGAAGAAAGCTAAAAGAAGTGCTAAAGCTATGTCTGATAATAATTCAGATGTAGAAGAATCATTTAAACAAAGTCCGCCGAAATCATCTAATAAAACTAACAAACCTAATTCATCAAAGAAAAATAATAATAACTCTTATTTTTCAGACACTAAAGGCAAACCTGCCCCAGCACCTTCGCCTGCTCCGCCACCAGCAAAGCCTAAAAATTCTTCAAAAGCTGTACAGAAAGCACAAGACAAAAAAGCCCAAGTTAAAAAAGGCTCTGAAGAAGCAAAGAACTTAAAGAAAGAGATAAGAAATAAGAAAGATAATCAAATTGATAAAGCTGAAGTTAGAGAGATGATTAACGAGCATGGTGCTCAAAAAGCTAATGACATGCTCAAACAAAAAAATCTTAAAGGTGGTGCACAGAATTTTTTAAATAAACAATTAGATAAATTAGGGTCAACCGAAAGAACTCCTGTTACTGACCCAGACCCGGCTCCTACAGCCCCTACACCTACAGCACCCACACCTACAACACCTACTCCAGCACCAGATTCAAGCGAAGGAGTCCTAGATGCACCTCCGGCAAGAACACCTGAACCTCCATCAGCGCCTGCTCCACCACCAGCACAGCAGCAGCCACGGACACCAGCAGCACCTACTCCGACGCCAGATTCCAGCTCTGACGTCACTCAACCTTATGTAAGTGATAGTAATAATACTGTTGTCAATGACAATAGTTATGTAGATAATCGTAAAGATAATTCCTCAAACAATACTAATCGCATTGAAGGTGATGTAAGTGGTAGCTTTATTGGTGGAAATTCTGATCAAAGTACAACATATAATGGCGGCACTAGCGGCGGTTCTTACAGCCAGCAATACACATCAATGAGTACGCAAGGGTTCAATCCATATTCATTTGGAAGCTATGGAGGATATGGCACTAATACTTCCAACAGCAATAATACAAACTTCACCGATAATAGCTATACAGATAATAGAAGAGATAATTCATCAAACAACACTAATACGATTGGAGGAAATGTCTTTGGTAATTTCGTAGGCGGTAATGTAGATCAAAGCTTAACTATCAATGATGGCGGTAATGGCAACGGTATGGCTGCATCTACTGCTAATTTTCAGCAAATGAATCAACTTCAATACAATAGACAGAATCAAAATTTTAATCCATTAGCTGCCACTCTTGGTAATTCTCAAGCTGCTATGGCGAGTAGAGGTATTCAAGCAGAGTTGCAGAATTATCAACAACAAATGCAAACGCCTATTAACTATTTACAGGGTAGAGGCGATTTAACCATGCGTAATTTGTATGGTAATTATGATGATCCAAACTTTGGATCTGGATTTGTACCTAATATGCCAGCTCCTGAAGGTACTGATTATTTCAATACAGCCTTTAGAGATGAGCTAAATAAAAAAGAGGATGAAGATAAGGACAAATAATTTCCTATACTTAGGTAAAGAGTAGTAGATATGGCAAATCCAACAAATAATACACAATTCACTGAAATACTGAATGCTGCAAAAGAACGTCGTGGTGACCTTTCAGTAGATACCATGATTGTTGCTTCGCATCTATCGCAGATGCGAACATTTATTTTGAGAAGAGGTATTGAGTTCTACTGTGAGCAGGATTCATACGGAAAGCGTAGAGATTTTTTGCATAAGATCTATGAAGATAATATGCTTGAAATGAAATTGGATAGTGTCGTTGATTATTTCTTGTGTGATGGTCAAGGCCTATTTTATTTCCGTCCATCTGGAGAGTCCTATCAAATACTATATTTCCCCAAAGATAGTTACAGATGCTTTAGAGACCAAGAAGGGGAAATAAAAAGCGTTGTGCTTATCTACAGCTTCAGTGTACGAGAGCCTAATATTATGGACACAATGAGTGTTCCAGACGCAAGAGGTGGTCGTAAGAAATATATTCGTTTAAAGGTATTCAAAGACAAAATTGAACAATATATTTCCAATGAAAAGATTGAATTTGATGATATTAATACAGGTTTGCCCAATTTGTCACAGCCGGGCAATACAGAAGTATTGACGAATAGCCTTGGATTCATTCCAGCTGTTGAAGTGTTTAATCATTTGGATTGCACAGGACAAGCTACTGGTCGAGGTGAGTTTGACTGGATTAGCAATCAAATTATGTATCACGATGACTTGGTACGTAACATTCGAAAGAACATGAAGTTCTTTGGTAACCCAACGCTTGTATCTAGTAGACCAAAGCATGACATTTTAGAGAGTGGGGAAGAACAACCATTCCGTCCAACTATCAGTTCACAGGCTGGTTTCTTTACTCCTGATAGAGGCAACAGTCGAATGGGTGCACCTTTTGGTGGAGTATCACCATTAGATGGTCAAATTAAAGTTCCCAGAGTCATTGCTAATTTGGAGCCAACCGACCGTGTTTCTTATATGACACCTGATAGTGTTTCAGGTGATCAGAACATGTACGTCAAACAGTATAGATCTGAAATTCGCCTTGCACTCGGCGGTGTAGATGATATTGATTTTAATCTAGCTTCAACTGCATATGAAATCAAAACATTGTATGGCAGAGTAGCTGCAACAGCTGAAAAGAAAGCTAGGGCCTTATTTACCTTTGGCCTGTGCAGGTTGCTTTCAAAAATGATTGCACATGAAGAGACATTGTTTGAAGATTCCTTTGCTAAAGCAATCGGGCTTGAAAAGCCACAAATACCATTGCAAGAGGAGTTTCAAAATGAAGAAGAGTATATTCGTGCAGCTAATGAATATACAGTTGCTAAAGCAGAATTTTTAGACAAAAGGGATAACGAGTTTCGTGCTAGGATGGAGTCAGGAGAATTACCTCCAGGCACCGTTGGTCTTATTCCTGATGGGAGCATCAAAGTTGCTTGGCGATGGATGGGAGATGTCTTTGAAGACGATTCACAAGATATCTTGAATAACAGTATTGTTGTTCGAAATCTACAAGAACTTGGTGTTGATTCTATTGAAGCTCTTAAATATCTATTCCCAAGCAAAACAGATGATGAAAGGGCAGGGATGCTAAGCGGCTTCCCATTCAGAATGGTCAACGAAACCCAAAAGTCTTTTAATTCATTTATTGGACTTCTCGGAAGTCTATATCAATTACCACACCCGCAAGTTCCAAATTTACCACTTGCATCCGATCCGAATCTAGATATTACCGGATTCTTATATCGATCACTCGAATTTTTACGTAAGGAGTTAAGTTACAGTGGAAGGTACAAACCAACAGACAGCAACAGCTATCCCGACAAGCTCAGCGAATCCGACAAGCGTCGCTCCGAACTTGGCATCGACCCCCGCGATCAGCGCACCGTCAACATTCCAGGCATCAACGGCCCAGGCACCAGCTACGCCCCAGGTTCCAACTTATCAGCCAACAGCGGCCCAGCCGGCTTCGGCTCCGGTAGCGGATCCATGGCAAACAGCGTTCCAGGCGCTCAGCGCAAGCGTGAATCAGAGCAACCAATACCAGGCCCCGGCACAGTACTCGGCATATCAGACCCCAACACCACAGGCACCTTCCCAGGCAGCTTGGGTTTCACCCCAGGCAACACTGCCCCAGGCGCAGCCGATTTACTCAGCCCAAGTTTCAACCCCGGCTTATACGGCCCAGCAGGTGCAGCAACTTCTGGACCAACAGCAGGCCCAAATCGCCCAACCCCTCCAGACCCAAGAGCAAGACGTCGCCGTACGTGATGGCTATCTGAGCCAGATTTCAGATGAAAGCCTTGAAGTTCTTGAGCACTTTGGTGCTGAAGCTCCTGCCATGCTGAATACCTATGCTTGCGCAGTTGAAGATGCACTGATTGAGCAGGTGCGTCGCGGCCAAGCAATGCACAAGATGCTGAATGCAGCTGGTGAAGAGCGTGCTGCAATGAACATTCTCTTGACAAACCCTGACTATCTGGCTGATTACGTCAATGAGTTCTTCGGTCCTGAAGGTCCTTACCCGACTGAAACACTTGAAGAAACTGCAGAACGCGAACAGTTAGAAGCCCGCGAACAGTTTGAAGCTGAAATTCAAGCTCAAGAGCAGCGTGGCGTCCCTGCTAACTTCCAGCGTCCAACAATGGACATGCCCACACCTAATCAGGCTCAAGGCAATGCAGCAGCTAACTGGTGGGGTGACTTTAGTGAGCTGATGGATACTAATCCTGAGCAAGCATGGCAGTACCTCGCACAGGCCCCCAATGGTGCTCTGCAGACCAAGATGCTCGTCCAAGATCTCTGAGGTTAGACATGAAATTTCCGCAGCCCATTCAACAGGCTCCGGTTGAGGTTCCGGGTTCATACAACATGGGTATGAACTCGGGCGTCATGCCAGGTCCTCAAATGATGCATGACCCTGTCAGTAATCCAGATATGAATCCTCAAGCTGCAATGCGGTTGCAGCAGCAAGCATCTGATATGGCTTCAAAAGTTGCACCACAGAATAGTGGCATGCAAGCTCAGATGGAGAGAATGCAAGATGTTGCTGTTGTAGAGCAATCAAATGCAGAAGCTAAAGCTGCTGAGCTGCTTGGCCGAACTAAGGCAATGATTATTGATCAAAGCCCTGAAGAGATTCCAAGTCAAGGTAAGTATCTTGCTGCAGTTGGTGCTCCAGGCAGTGCTGAGAACAATGGAATCGTGAGCTTATTCCCTAAAAGAGCTTAAGCTAAATCTAAATCAATAGAATATTAAATTCACTACAATTGTATTAGTAGTGTAAATAGTGCCGTGAGAGTAGCAGGACAGGAAGCAAATGATCCTGAGGTTTTTCAGGCAATCTGGAAACACTTAAAAACTGACGGTGTACCTGATCAAGCTGCTAATCAAATGGCAGCTGAGATGGTTACACATGGTGAAGACTTTGAAAGTTCAATTGAACTATTTGAGCGGTATTTCTCGATGTATAAAGAGAAAGGATATAACGAACATGCTGCACAAGCTATGGCAGTAGAGGCAATGGAAGGACGAGAAGAACCACCTAAATCAAACACAAGATTTGCTGGGATATATGAGTCATAAAGAGCTCAAAATATAGAAGTATTAATTTATAAAATAATGTACGAAAATCTAATAGAACCTTGGGCAGAAGTTGCTTGTCTTCCAATGATGGATGATGGTCAGATTACTTGGTATGCAGGTAATGGATCATTTCCCATGCAAAAAGCTATCAATAAACTAACCAAGAAAGTTGATTTAGTTTTCGTGCGTGTTGATAATGAAGCTGATGCTGAGATTATTTTAACGAAGAAGCGGAAATTAGATGATCCTTCATGGTTAGGAGTTGCACGTTGGGGTGAAGCTACGGGATATAAATGGGAGTTAGAAGTTTTAAGAGGCAAAGAGTACCGATCAACTGTTGCCCATGAATTAGGGCATGCTTTGGGCTTAGGTCATCCTGAAGACCATTATGGAAATACAGATACTATTATGTCCTATGCGAGGTATAGAAAAAACTGGAGATTTAGAAAACAAGATATTGTAAATATTGAAGAAATTTATTTTCCTGAAAACAATAATATAGTCACCCGTCCATTTGATGTATTTGACAACGATACGCTTCCAAACATCAATCATATTACACCTAAAAAATTCAAAAAGAATGTAAGAATCAATGAGCATAAACATGCTGTTCATGAGCTTGATTATTTGACAGGATTAACAATTACCTCTACAATGTAAGGGTATAGAGTAAACAGCAGATATGCCAAAACCTAATATTAGTGGGGACAATGTTCGTTCTTATTTGAGGGACATTGGTAGAATCCCATTGCTTGAGCATGACGAAGAAATTATGCTTGGCCGTCAAGTTCAGCGCTTGATGGAAATAGAAGAAAAGCGTAAAGAACTAGCAGAGCAGCACAGTCGTAAGATTGATGATACAGAATTGGCTGCACATTTTGAGTACGACAGAAGGGCTCTGATTAGAGAAATTCGTGCTGGACAGAAAGCAAAAAACAAGATGGTTACAGCCAACCTGCGTCTAGTTGTTAGTGTTGCCAAAAAATACACCAAAAGGAATATGGAGCTACTTGATATTATTCAAGAAGGCACTATTGGACTAGTACGTGGTGTAGAAAAATTTGACCCAGGTCGTGGTTATAAATTTAGTACATATGCTTACTGGTGGATCAGACAGGGCATTACACGAGCTATTGCTGAGAAAAGTAGAGCTATCCGATTGCCAATACACGTCACTGAGAATCTCAACAAGCTTAAGAAAGCCCAGCGTGACTTAGCCCAATACAATGGCGATATGCCATCACTTGAGCAGCTTTCACGAGAGCTTGACTTAAGCATTGATGAGGTCAAAGATCTGATGTGTAAAGCGAGACTTCCAACGTCTCTGGAGATTCGTGTAGGAGAGAATCGAGATACCTGCCTCATTGATTTACTTGAAGATGAGAACTCATTACCAGACAAGTTACTGACGTCTGCGTTTATTAAAGAAGACATTCAAAATTTAATCAATGAACTTCCTGAAATGCAAGCATCAGTAATTCGTATGAGATATGGTATTGGAGATGAAGTAAGGGAACCTATGTCTATGACAGCAATTGGTCAAATTTTAAACATGAGCAGAGATCGTGTTCGGACATTAGAAATCAAAGCACTAAAAGCTCTTAAAGATCGCAGCGATATGGTGAGTGAATACCTTTAAAATGTAAGTATGTGTAATAGTAGCTGGCATGGATGTTACCCAGCAGATCAATAATTATAAAAATGGATTTAGTACATTTACAAATCCATCTTTTGCAGCAGCAACGAAATCGTTAAATGCAGCACAAGGGCCATCAATCGATCGCCCTATTGTCGAACGTATTACAGCAATGCCTTTGACATTAGGGTATAAAGATGCTGTTGGATTGTTTGGTAGTGAAAATAAGTTTATCAAATTGGATATTAATGTAAGAAACACATTGTTTCACATGTTCAGCGGAGAATACAAACAAGCTGATGGTTACTTTATTTACAACATTACGCGACAAGCGCAAGAATATGAACACTATGAAGAAGCTGTAGATACATCTACTAGTAATGAAGAATCATTATTAATGGATATGAAAAAGCAGACTATAATACTAGATTAGAAAACAACGAAGGTATTATGCTTAGTGTTGAGTTAATCAACAATAAAACAGGCAATAAGTACAATGACAACTGGTTAGATGTTGTTTTATATAGTTCAAGCAAACAGGCCTTGCCATCCAATACTGTCTATGTAAAACCACAAGATACCTTTATATATTGGACTTCATGCTAGAAATACAAGGCGCTTGCCTTATAACATCAAAGTTAATATCGCAGAAACACTTATTAGTACTGTAGATGTAATTAATCAAAAGCTACTAGTCAACAGCTAATACAGCAGAGGGGTAGCTAGCAGCATCAGGAGGAAGTACTTTCATGACTTGACCTTTAGAGATATGAGAAAACACATATTCTTCAATAATATTATTGTCTAGATCATAAATTGCTATGCGATCAACATTTCGATAGTTAGGGCCAAATCGCCATCGTTTGTTGCCATCAAAGATAATATCTAATCTAGTATCTGGTTTTGACGGTATCACAGCATACACATCTCCATCGACTCGATTTACCCGCAATCGAGTGCAATCAACATACTTGGTCTTAACACTTGAGTCACTCCACCACCTGCGGAAGGAATGTTGATCCTTACCGCGCTTAGGAGTATCAATTGCAAAACACTTATCTGTTTGATGAGATAAACGTTTAGTGCCCACCAATCTCACCTTACTGGTCATAACTATCTGTTTATTCTTTCAACATTCTAAGATATTTAGTTAATTCTTTTGCCCATTCGAGGTTTAATACCGAACAGTTTGTTTTGTCACCATCTATGTGTTTTACAAATGAGCATCCCTTTTTTTCGCCCTGGAGGAGTCTGAGGTAACGGCAGAAAAGCTAAAGCTACAAGAGTATGTACGTTAACGGTAATCGTTTGTTTTCTTCCTATTCTTTGAGTCAAGTTTACTCGTGGATAGCCATTACGGCCTATGCTTTGTTTAAGTAAACGTTCAATACAGCCTTTTGTGGATTTAACTTCTCCGTGATCATTGACATAATATTCAATACAGCATTCAAATCCATCGAGTGTATGAACGGGGGTCCATAAATTATTATCGATAAAATCCATATATCACAAATACTTGGGGTACATTAAAATTATAATCATTAATCTGAGTAGTATTTATATATGTGACTAAGTCGAGGTCACTTATAACCATTTAGCTTATTGGAGTTAATCCCTATGTGGATTGATAATGATTTTCCTAAGCTTCTTGGTGCCGAACTTTATCGCCCCCACCCGGCCTACATCATTGAGATGACAGTCGAGCCAGTGGTGGTGCATGATTTCTCCAAGCAGCCCGGTCAAACGGTGCAGTTAGATAGATATCGCTTCTGGGGTAAGCCTGGCACTAAGGAGTCCCGTGAGCGGACAGCTGACCAAACACTGGGCACAGCATCTGCACGCAACATCGTGAAGGACAAGGTCCTCGTGACACTGAAAGAGTACACAGGTCCCTGCTGATACTCGCGATGCAACTCAGCCTTCAACTTTTAAAGTCGCTCGTGAAACCCTGATCACAGCTCAGCGTCTGCTGCTGGATACAGGCAACCTTAACGTCTTCCACCAGTCCATCGGTTCACTGACACTGCTGGATGACTACCGCCGCTGGCGTGACCGTGTCTTTGCTAATGAACTGCTGAAAGCAGAAGCAAAAGGTCAAGCCACAGATGAATCAGGTGGTTACTACCTGCCAGGTGCTAAAGCCAAAGGTGGCGACCCTGGTAAAGGTACAGACGGTGTTGAATATGATGCTGGCGAATCCGCTAAGTTTGACGTAACAACTGACCTGCTGGAAGTTGTAAAGATATGCGTAAGCGCAACGTGCCTACGTTTGCTGACGGCTACTACCGCTGCATTGTTGACCCCACTGCATTGATGCACTTGCGTCAGAACTCTGACTTCAGAGAAATTGCACGTTATCCGGGTCAAGGCATGATTAACCCCATGCAGCCCAACATGGCTCCTAACGCAAGTTTCTACCAAGGTATGGGACCTGCTTATGGTCAAGCTGGTTTCGTTGCAGGTCAACCCGTGATGCCTACTGGCTTCCTGTTTGAAGGTGTCCGTTGGTTTGAATCAACAAACCTGCCCGAGACAAAGTACAACATTGTGATTAACGATTCTGACAGCACTTCAAGCGCTGCTGACTTTCGGTGCATCACAGCTGATCTTCTTTGGACCTCAGGCTATCGGTGTTGGCATTGGCGGTAATAACGCTCAAATCTTGCTGAACAATAACGATGACTTCAGTCGTTTCATCATCATGATCTGGTCGTTGTTTGCTGGTTTTGAAGTTCTCAACCAGGACTTCATCACCGTCGGTTACTCTTTCGTATATTGATAGGAGGTAACTAACAATGTCTAATTCCTATTTCAACAACAACGTTATCTTCCCTGGTAACCAAGTCACTCATCTGAATGCATATCGTAACCAAGGCGTTCAAGCTATCCCTGGCGTGAACTTCTTCGTATGGTCGGTGCAATTTGTGTTGATAGTATCCTGACTTCAGGTACTCACGGCGCAAAAATCTTGTCTCCTGATCAGCGTCAAGATGACAAGCCTCGTCTAGATCGTGCAATGACTGTACCTGCAGGTGCAACCATCTATCGCACTGCAATTAGCTGCGAGAACCTCAGCACAGCTGCTGCTGGTACTGTTGCGTTTCCTGCAGCTGTGGCTACAGGCGTAACACTTACAGCTGGTGCTGACGGTAAATTCTCCGAATACGGTACAGCTTTTGCTTACGACCCTTCTACAGCTCGCTCACCTGAAGGTAGCGACCGTAGCATTGAAGTGGAACTGAGCAATGACTTAACTGTCGTTGACAGCAACTCACAAGCTGCTGTGCTCGTTGAAGTGTGCTTCTACATGGACGCACATGCTCCTTGCACAGAAGATGTTCCATCTTCCCTTATAAAACAGAAGCAGGTCAAGGTTATTGATCTTTGCTGCATAACACTAAAGCGTCCTTATCGGGCGCTTTTTTTTGTGTCTATAATGAAGTGAAGGTAGTATATAAGTTATGTCAAATCTATTTCAAGATTCAAAAACAGGTGCGTTAGTCGAATTTATTACTAAGCATGATAATGAATTTGCAATGGTTCGCCAGGCAAATGGCGGTATCACGTACGTAACGTTAGATCAGTTAGTTCCTTATGATACTAAGAAAGGTCGTCTTGCAAAAATAGAAGCACCGCAGATTGCGGTAACAAAAGAGGAGAATTTGCCTGACCGTGTAGTACCTCTTGAAGACACACGTTTAAATCTGAATGCAGCTGAGGCTGAGCAAATTGCAAAGCGTTTGCCTGGTGTTGGCTATACAACTGCCAAGCGCATTGTTGAGCTGCGTATGTCACTGTCAGGTGAAAGATTTACTAACCTTAAGCAGCTTGAAAATATCCCTAGAGTGAATTGGGAGCAGTTAATTGAAGAAGACCTTATCTTTATCAGTTAAACTGTTAATAGCGAAGCATAGATTACTATGACAATTGAAGAACAAATAATGCTTGCGCAGGCCCAGAAAGAGGGCCAAGTGTTGTCAGAAGCACCTGTAGCTGGCGTCGCTGCTGGTGCATTATTAGGTGGTATCAACACATTGCCTGTCAAAGGAAAAATGATGCCAGGACGTATGGCAAGTAATGCACTATTTGGGTCAGTCATGGGAGGACTACTAGGTGAAGGTGTGAGAAAGGCGTGGGTCCAAAAATCACCAACATCACCCATGATTGCAAAAGTTGCAGCAACTCCAGGTGGAGTAGAAGGTTTAAGCGATTATGACCGAATGATATATGAAAAAGTTTTAGCTGAAAGTATTCGTAATTCAGGGATGGACTAATGGAGTTAAACGACCATCTCAAATCAAAAGTTAGATTCCACTTAGGATTTAATGCAGGTGCTCAAATTCCTGCTGGTGATAGAGGACGTCTTGAAGAAGCAATGGCTTTAATACCAGATGAATACTGGTATACACAGGTTGTCAATCACATTACACGCTGTGATAGAGCATGGGAAAACAGTGAGTATTTTCCAGTTGACAGCGATGGTTCTCCCAACTTCAGCCGTTTAGAGCAAATTGCTGGTGATGTGCAGCGTACAATTGCAACATCAGATCCTTTAAAAGGAGACGAGTATTTTAGAGAAATCTATCTGCGGGAAGGTGATCGACTAGCTGAAACATTGTACGTACCAAACTACAGAAGACCAGAGACTAGACGTTATGCGTTTGAACGAGCTGGATCAGAATTTATCATGGCAATACCTGGACCAGCAGATACTGCAGTAGGAACTCGGATTTACTTATCACAAGTTTGGAGATAATAGTAGAATAAGTTTAGGTAGAGGTATTATTATGACCCAAAAAATTACATTTGGACGTAAGTTTGACTACGACCCTGAAGAATATGCGAATGCAATTGCTCAGGCAAAAGCTCAAGGTGATAATAAATTCAACAGTGCTCCTGTTCAATACGGTCAGCAAACTGCGTATTTAGAATCTGGAGAGTCACAAACACTTGAACCTCATGCAGGTGCTAGTGAATTGGGAATGAACGCACTTCTTAAAGGGCGTAAGAATTTGAATGATCCTCATACGCTCTACAACATTGGATAATCATGGCAATGACAGCAGGCCCTAACGATCGGCGTTATTTAAACTCACAAGCAATGGGTGATGATCGTTCTAAAATTGAAGTGACAGCTAGGCCTTTGCCGGGCTCTCCTCAGACATCAAATAATATGGATGGGAATCCTAATAATGCATTAATCACCCCATCAAGTAATGGTATGCAAAACCTTTACTATGACGGCGGTGTACCTCAAAGCCACCCAGGTGTTGGTGTTGTAGGCGTGTCGATGCCGTCTGGTGCACCCCAAAACATGCTTGTAAGACCTGCAGGCATGCTCAACCGTATACCCATTGGACATCCTGGCGCAGGAGCTCCTGATGGCATGCCAGCTGAGCAGATGATTGCTATGGCAGCAGCTAATTCTGCAGCTCAGAGAAACATGACGCAGTCGGCTGCTATTGGCCCAATGGGAATCATGGGTAGTCAAACACCAATGCCAGGCAATGTTCCAGGACAAATGCCACAACAAACGGCAAGAACAATTCCCTTTCAACGTGGGATGAACACTGGAAACGGTGGCCGTAATCAGCAACCTAATCAGTAAGGAACGATATCATGGCTTCAACGTCTACAAATAAACAACCGTTGCTCGTCGATCGTGTATTTCACGAAGTATATGAGATGGCAACACCAACAATTCTGACTGAAAAAGTTACAGGTACTAACTTTGCTCAGATGATTTTAAATTGCACAACAAATGATGGTGCAGTGATTGAAGACATCTATATTATCTCCCAAGGACAAGGAACCAGAACTGACAGTAACGGTAACCCAGAAACCTATGATTATCCTATTAATTTATATTTAAGTTCTGATTTTGACTTTTTAAGAGAAGGTGCAATTTTTGTCGGCCAACACATTGCAAGTTCTACAAAGAATGAATGGATGCATGCAACAGATTTGCCAAAGATTCTTGCACCGTTGCCTAATGTAGGAGCTGAAGGTCAATTGCGAGCATTCTATGTGCCTAAAGGTAAAGCTCTGTGGGCTGCAAGACAAACAGATAATTTATCAGACAACATTAACAACGCACCAATTTTAGGAGTGTCTGGCGGCTTCTTCTAATGCCAAAGAAAAGAAGTCGTCAAAAGAACGACTTTCAAGTTAAGGGATTTAGTGCAAAGGTAAGTAAATCAAAGTCATTTAGCGCTGCTGGTAATTATCCGGGCAATCGTCGGTTTGGCACATCAGTTCATCGATCTGTTATCGAAAAGTATGACATCGACAGTGATTGGACGCGATGGAGAAAGGGCATCGAGTATTTCTATCAAGGTGCTTACTTAGACCAAGAAGATATTGAATCTGCTCTATACGCTGGAACTAGTGATGAATCAAAAGTCTTTTTTGATAGCAAACAGTTCTCTACAACCAATGCAGATAGTAGAAGTCACTATACAGCTAAACGCACTGTATTAAACGGCAAGTCATATGGGAAAATAAAAAAAGTTTTTACTGATAAAGAATTATATAAAGAATATATAAATCGAGAAGAAATACTTGTACAAATTGAGCGAACTTTAGCAACAACTGCAACTAGTTTTAAGAGGCTACTCGGAGAACGCATTACAGATGGAGAGACATCTGCAAATATAGTTAACGTATTAACTAGCAAGCAATTACCTGCTATATACAAAGGAAAAACTGTTGACAATAACAAAGCATCAGTTGTTGTAAAAGTGCCTTTAACTGATGTTTTGCAGACAGAGTTTATGCAAGATAACAGAGGTAATGTCAATAATTTAATTGGTAAAATTGGTTATTTCCCAAACTTTTTAAACGAAAAGAGTACGGAAAATGTTGGATCATATTATGATCAGTCAGAGTATTTTGACTATGAAGTCAACGATAGACTTACAAGTTCTTTATTTAAAATCTTAAATAACAACGAAACCCTAAACCCTGCGTTGCTAGATATAGCCGCTTTACCATCAATTTTTGAAACGCAAGTGGCCGTAGGTGAATTATCTGCAACATTTCGATTTCGCAAAAGTGATTATCAACGGTTTTATGGTCAGCAGTATCTGACTGGTGATGTAGTGAAACAAGAAGTCAGTGAGCTATCATATGCAATCTTTCCCTTTAATATTAGGTCAGTATTAATTAATGGTGATAATCTAGAACTGACGGCTGAGCCATTTAATCTAAACATCAACCTATTTGCAGATGCAGATAATGAAGGATTTTTGATACTTGCTGATAAAAGCTTTACAAGACAAGTAGTTGATACAGATTCAGATGGGAATTATCTCCATGCCGCTCCAGCTCCTAACGAAGCACTATGGCAACGTCTAATTATAGATATTGACCCTTGGTATGATCTTGTATTTACAAAAGATACTGAACTAAAGATTGCGGAAGTATTTTGCTGTAGTTGCCCAGATTTTACTCATGCCGTAGTGCGTATGCCTGAGGCATTAGGAGAAGGAGGGACTACTCAAAACCGTCAGCGTAGATTCCCGCTGCCATCTGCGATGGGTAAAAACTCATTTGATTCTTCTGGAACTGCAGAAGCTGCAGGCATATTGCAATCATGGGAAACCCAGAAGTATCGCAATAGCTTTCGTATCTGTAAACATACAGTTGCTGCAATGATGATTAATAAAATCAAAATGCAAGAACCCAAAGCAGTTCCTAGTTTTGAAAGTCGTATTAAGTTTGAGCAACGACTAAAGAAAGATATGGATGAAGTTGGCGTTGAATTTAAAGCACAATTACGTAGGTCTAATATTACAACAGCTGAGATTGTTTTTATGCTTGCACAAGGTCTTAATTTAAATGAAATCGAGACAGCGTTTGTGATGTTAAATTCTAAGTTCTAAATAAAAGTACAATAATAATAGGTACGTATTGAAGAAAATGACTGTTACTCCTGCAAAAGGTAATTACGGATCATTAGGCGCAAACATCGACGGAGCTATTGCAGCTGCTAATAGCTTGATTAGTCGCCAAGGATTTGGAATTAAAGATTATCCCTCAAACATGGGTGGTCTTGTAGCAGCCATTTTGTCATTAAACATTGCTCAATCTCATATTGGCATTACCCCACCTCAGTGGATGCCTGTGTATGACGACGATGGTCATATTATTGGTGACACATGGGAGCCGCCGCCGGATAACGGCACGCTGTGGTTTGATACACGCCAAGGTCGTTTGATGGTGTGGGTCAATGATGGCTTCTATCAAGCAAATGGAGGGGATGGACTAACAGTAGTTACTAACCAGCCTCCGGAAAATCCATTTACAGGTCAAAGCTGGTATAACACAGATATCGGTGCTTATTTCTTGTGGAACGGCATTCAGTGGATTGAAATTAATGGAGGTAGTGGAAGCACTTCTGCATTGAGTGATGAGCTTAATTTACTTCGTAATACGGTTGATGAACTGTCTGCCAGAAGAAGTTCTTCTCGTGAGTATGAAATATTCAATGAATTTGATTTACCTGAAGCAAGTAGTGATGGTCAAGTCGCCACATCTGATTTAAGTAATACAAGCGAATTTATAAACATAGCTATCAGTTCTCATGACAAAAATGGTTTAGTATCAATTCCCGGTACAGCAGGTGATATTATTGATATTGAATCTGACGATGGTTCAATTAATCGTTATACAATCGTTGATGTTCTGCCTACTTTTTATCAAACTCAATTAAGTAGCGGATCTAATACATATGAAATTGGTGATGAAATAAAAGTATTCATCTATCCACAAAATGATGATTACGCAACAATCTCTTACACTAATGAGCAGCTTCAAATTCTCCAAACAGAGTTAGACCAGAAGCATCAATTCTTTTATGAGTACTCTGCACCTGCAGATGCCGTAGTGAACAATGGCGATTTATGGTACGACCGTTTAAATCTCAGGCTTTTAGTACGTGACCAAGATACCTGGATTAATCCAGATCGAGTAAGTACAGAAGGTACAAACAAAATTTTCCATCAGACAACAATTCCTACAGGGAGTGATGTTGAGAAACGGAGATATTTGGTTTGACACTACTGAGTTTAAAATGTATTTCCATAGCAATGGTGCTTGGATTAATCCTGATAGAAGATAATTAAAGGCTTATTTTTTGTTGAGACTCGGAAACATACATCATTTTCTTTTTTTAGCCTTAGAATATGAATATTGGCAGGTAAATAATGACAAATTCACCCTTTCAACTTCCTGATCCTAGTGAGAGTCAAATAGTCACTCATCCGACTACTGGCGAAACATGGGAATACGTTAATGGAGTTTGGAGAGTTAGCGCAGAGACTGAAGACCACACGCATCAAGAGTTTGGTGATATTGGAGTAATTTCTGCTGACGATTTTAATGCGCTGCTTTCAGCTAACAATTTGTATCAAACTTTGGTCAACAGTATTACTGAATTGAACAATGAAATTAATGTTTTAGAAAACCGTGCCGTGCTTGTGTTAGAAGACTAAAAAGAGTCTTTTGGCATTTCACTTGTGTTTGTTTTGAACGTTATAATCAAAAATGAGGCCTAATGTAAATATTTTGCGTTAGGCAATACACTTTCTATTCTAGAATTAGAAACATGGCTTCTTTTAAACTTACGGAGCTTAACAGCACTTCTTCGACTGCTGTTGATTCTCTGATTTATGTTGCCGACAAGTCCGGCGACGATTATAACTCTAAGCAAATCACTGTTGCTAACCTGCTTCAGGATTACAATACATCCGCTCAGGTGGACGCCAAGATTAACGACCTGATCGGTGGTGCCCCTGCTGCTCTGGACACCCTGAAGGAAATCGCTGACCTTATGTCTGGTGCCGATGGCTCCGACATCGTTGGCAACCTCGTCAGCATGATTGATGCTAACGAGACCCACATGGATAACATGGCTGCCCTGACAGGTGTTGCCAAAGATTCCACAGATCTCGGTGCCTTCTCTGGCTCTACAATCGGTTCCGGCCTGAGCGTCAAATCTGCTCTCCAAGCTGTTGAGTCAGCCCTGGAAGCTGCTGGCGTTTCTGCTGCTGGCGACACCGCTGCCGTCGGTTCACGTCTTGCAAACCTGATCAGCCTGTCTGGTCAAATTGCTGACACTGATGACTTCGGCACTGTCTTCACTGGCTCCACCATTGCTGACGACGCAACAATCACAACTGCCCTTCAGGACCTGGAAACAGCTCACGAAGCTGAAGTTGCTGATCGCATCTCTGCCGTTTCTGCTGAAGCAACTGCACGTACAAACGCTGACGACGCTCTGCAGGCAAACATCGATGCTGAAGAAGCTGCCCGCATTGCCGCTGACAGCACTCTGACCACCAACTTGGCTCAGGAAGTCACTGACCGTACAGCCGCTGTTTCTACTGAAGCATCTGCCCGTGCTGCTGCCTGACACAACCCTGCAGTCAAACATCGATGCTGAAGAGTCCGCACGTATCTCTGCTGACAGCACCCTGACAACAAACCTGGCAACTGAGGTTACTGACCGTCAGAACGCTGTGTCTGCTCTGGATACTGCATTCAAAGCTGCTGACAGCACCCTGACAGCTAACTTGGCTCAGGAAGTAACTGACCGCACAACTGCAGTTTCAAACGAAGCTTCTGCTCGTTCTGCTGCTGACACAACTCTGCAAAGCAACATCGACGCTGAAGAATCAGCTCGTATCGCTGCAGACACAACTCTGACAAACAACCTGGCTACTGAAGTCAGCGACCGTCAGTCTGCTGTGACAGCCGAAGCAACTGCTCGCGCTGCTGCTGATACAACCCTGACCAACAACCTGGCTACCGAAGTCTCCGATCGCGCTGCTGCAGTGACTGCTGAAGCTAACGCTCGTATCGCTGCTGACAACACCAAAGTCACTCTGCAAACCAAAGTGAACGAAGTGCTGGTTGGTGAAACTCTGCCTCAGTCAGAGCCTGCCTCCTACCTCTTCTTGGTTGTTGATTCCGCCACCGGTCAGCTGAAGTCCATCGATAAGACCTTCCTGGAAACTGAAGCTTCTGCATAACTGGATAGGGCGGGTGTAACCTTTGCCTTTACACCAGACTTCACGTCTGATGGCAACACACTCGACATCTCTTATCAATCCTTCAGTCTTGGGGATGAGTTGTATGACTTATTAGGTATCGAAAAAGTTGGAGATTTAAACGGGAACTCTCTGCAAATCCACTTCAAGGATTCAGAGAGTTTCCACTCCTGGACTTCTAAAGAACGACACCTAATATTTGTTGCCACAGATAATACTGTTCACAATTGGGAAGGAGAGTATACTCTCGGTTCTGATACAACAGTAGAAAACGACGACGACCGTTATACATTTGCGAAGATTGAAGACATTAACGAAGGTATCGTTAATGGCTACACTCAAGCAACTCAGGACTTCACTCAAGATATACTGACAATCGAAGATGGCTATGAATCTGCTCATACAAAGATGCACATCGAGTATGACTTACAGAAAATAGGCATTGGATTGTTAGATGGAGCAGCTCTTGCTGACTTCGTCGCGAGTGCAGGTGATGATTCACATGTTCTGGATATGACATTACGATGATTCTTATCACCCTTAGGCCACCCTCTCGGTGGCCTTTTTTATTATTTATACTATTACTATGAGAGGATACTTAGATGTTTGCACCAGAAGATTACAACGTATCTATGGAATCTGACCTAAAGTTAAGGATTATGCATGATGAAATTGATTCATGCTTAGATGTAAAAAAGCTTCAAAAGTATCTAAAAGAAACATCAAAATTAGTCATGATTTATCAGCAGCTATTAGCTGTATGTGCCAAAGAAATGATTGCAAAAGACATGTCTGATTGGGCTAGTAAAATTAAAAAAGATAACTAACAGATAATTAACGTAAGCAGATGCCACAAATTGGAGATACAAAAGAAGTCTTTGGCAGACGTTATGTCTATGCCAATCCTGACCAAGCACTTGGTCCAGGCACATGGCAACTTGCAGATTCACCTACAGCTGCTGAAGCTGGTGATGCACAAGCAGTATCTCTTGTCTATGGTTCAGCACAAGTTGCAGATGATGCACAGTTAATTGAGCAAGGAATGCTGATTCGATTAGATGATAATGGTAAAGCATATCCTGCGCTTGCTTCTACACCTGAAAATGCCCGTGTTGTTGGAGTAGCAATTGATCGAACTAATGTTGGTCAAGTCGTGCGCTTCACTATGAACACATCATTTGAGATGTTTAATGCAGATAAAATTACAGATGAAGAAACATATGCACTACAAATCGGCAGAGCATATTATTTAAGTTCATTACATCCTGGACGTTGGACACTTGAGCCTAAATCAAACGCAAGAGATTTCTTAGTATTACAGTGTGGCATTGCTGTTGGAGAAAATCATATGGCAGTTGACATTCAACAAAATCCACAAACATAGACTGAAACGCTCTAATTAATAGATAAAAATGTTAACTTTATCGAACAATAAACTTAGCATTAAAGTTTCGTATATTGATATACTTGTTAAAGGGAAGTATATACCACCCGGAGCTTTTTAGCAATGAAATTACAACTAAAGCGCAGCTTGCGCGTACTTACTAGTGACAGTTTAACTGCGCAACCGCCTTCAGTTGCACAAATGGAGTTCGGTGAAATCGCAATCAACTATGCGTCATCCGACCCTACAATCTTTATTAAAGATTCTAATAACGTAATTCAGAAACTACAGTTTCTTGCTGTACCTGACGTTACACCTGGAACCACACTTGACGACCGTTACGTCAATGTCGATGGTGATGTAATGACAGGTAACCTGACAGCTCCTAAGTTTTTAGGTGGCGTTGCTCAGGTTTTAGCTACAGCACCAGTTACAGCTGTTGAAGGTGAACAGTATTGGGATACATCAGACAACAGACTGTATATTTATAACGGTTCTGCTTGGGTTGATGCAAGTCCTGCTACAACAAACCTTGATGACCTTTACTATCGTAAAGCTCCATCTGATGAGCGATATGTTGTAAAGACTGCAACATCAACTCAGCAAATCCATAATGGAGTTCAAATCGCAGATAAAATCTTCCTGAACACAGATGGTACATCAGTGTTTAAAGGCGAGATGACACTGAATGCTGATATCTTACCCGCTACTGATAACGTACACAGCCTTGGTTCACCAACCAAGATGTGGAAGGACGTCTACATCGGTCCTGGTTCACTGTACTTGAATGGTACACGAATCCTGCACGAAGATGATTCTGAGAACCTTGTCCTTAGTGCTGATAATGGTCAAAACGTTATCTTCCAGCCAACTGGTGATGGTGACCTTGAGCTGAATCCAGAAGGTACAGGTGTTGTTGCTGTTAAAGCTCCCCTGACATTGTATGCAGGCTATTCCTTTAATAGCTCTGATGGTAATGCAATTAAATTTGCCAATGACATTTCTGTTGGTCAAATTACATCTGACATCGATGGCGGTGACTTAGTTCTTACAGGTGCTGGCACCGGTAAAGTTAAAATCATTGACATTGCAGAAGCTACACAGTTTGTCAAAACAGGTGGTGCTTCAACTGAATTCCTTAAAGCTGACGGTTCGGTTGATACTAATACTTACGCTACAACTCAGCAATTAGCAACTGAAGGCAGCGACCGCACTTCCGCAATCTCCGCTGCAATTTCTACTGAAGTTACCGACCGTAATTCAGCAATTGCTTCTGCTATTGCACAAGAAGTTATTGACCGTAATACAGCAATTGATGCAGTCAGCGGTACATACGTCGATCAGACTGGTGACACAATGACCGGCTTGCTGGTACTGAGTGACCACCCAACACTTGCTTCTGATGATAAGCAAGCGGCAACGAAAAAATATGCTGATGATTTAATCGCTCCTTATAACCTTGGTCAGATTGCAACCAACCAAGGTGAGATTTCTACATTATCCACCACCAAGATGGCAAAAGCCGGTGGTAACTTTACTGGAAACGTAACTGTCGGTGCTTCCGACAAGATGAAGTTCCAAACAGATGGTGTTGCAATCTTTGGTAATAACACAACTGGCGTCAAGGTTGACGCAACTGGTGCTATTACAGGAACAAAAGGCACTAACGTTAACTACAGTGTTGATGGTGATGGCGCTGCAACATTCGTAAGCGTCAGCGCTGCTTCAGTTGATACAACTGGCAACGTCACAATCGGTGGTGATTTGATTGTTAACGGTACAACGACAACAATCAATACAACCGACCTTGATGTTACCGACAAGATGATTGTTGTTGGTAAAGGACAATCTGATGCAGCAGCAGCTGGTTCAGGTATTACAGTTGACGGAGCTAATGTTGAATGGAAATATGACGGAAACAACTGGCAAACTGGTGTAGGCGCTGGCTTTACTGGAGCTGTTTATGTTGGCGGCACAACTGAATTAACAAGCAGCATTCAGCTGAAAGCTGATGGCTCTGCTTCCTTCGACGGTAAAATCAGTACTTCAGTTGCACCAACCTCTGATTCAAATCTTACGAACAAGCTCTACGTTGACACCACTGTTTCTGATGAAGCAACAGCACGTACAGCCGCAATTTCCGCTGAAGAATCAGCTCGTACAGCAGCTGATACTACACTGCAATCAAACATTGATGCAGAAGCTAGCGCTAGAACATCTGCTGACACAACTCTGCAGTCAAACATTGATGCAGAAGCAACAGCTCGCGCTAATGCAGTCACAGCACTGCAAAGCGATATCACGACTGAAGAAAATGCTCGTATTGCAGCTGATAGTACATTAACTGCAAATCTGGCGACTGAAGTTAGTGACCGCCAAGCCGCTGTTAATGCAGAGGTAACTGCTCGCGTCACTGCTGACACAACCCTTAACAACAACCTGGCTCAGGAAGTCTCTGATCGGGCCGCAGCTGTTACTGCAGAAGAGGCTGCCCGTACTTCAGCTGATACCGCACTGTCAGGTCGCATCGATACGCTTGAAGCTGATCCCACAACTCAAACACTGCTTACAGCTGAATCAACAGCTCGCAGCAGTGCAGATACCACTCTTCAATCAAACATTGACACTGAAGAAGCTGCACGTATCGCAGCTGATGCTCTGCTCTTGCCTCTCGCAGGCGGCAATATGAGTGGTGCGATAGTCATGGGCTCAGGTGGGGGCACATATGAACCCAATGTTCAAAATATTGGTAACGTAATCAATAACCAGTTGTTTGATGGCGGTAACAACTTCTTCGACGTTCGTGGTGGAGATGGATCTGGTATTTCATTCACTCCACTCACAGTCACCTCAAAACTGGAATTTATTCAGATAATGGGTGCAGGAACTGATAGCCCCTTGGTTCTTAATGCAGGACTAGCTTCTGAAGTCGAAATCCCCGGCACAGCAACACCGCGTAGCTTTAATGATGTTGATGTTTCACAGTACATCACATTCCCCTACGAGTTATCAAGCATCACATGGAAGAATTCCTATCCTTCTGGCGGTTTATTGATTCTTGGTATCAAAGTTGATGACACAACTGTTGATGAGAACTATCAAGTTAGCTCTTCTGATTCAGTCATTGGAGTAGACGGTACAGCCACATTCGGTGGCCTTGTTTCTGCATCTACAGCTCCAACATCAGATGAACATTTAACAAATAAATTATACGTTGACAATAAAGTCGCTGACTTTATTACAGTTCCAGTTCTAATGACATCGTCAGTACCTGATGCAAACTCCTATAGTGAAGGTACACTTTGGTATAACCGTAACGACGGGCAACTTTATATCTTACTTGAGGATGCCGATAGTAAGCAATGGGTCGAAGCCAATGCGCCTCGATTATCCAATTGAGATTAGCAAATTTAATTTTTATTATTAACGAGGTACAAAGCAATGGCGATCAACTTCCCTGATCCTTCTCAACAGACTACATACGTCGCTGATAGTGGCGTTACTTATGAATTCATCGATGGTGTTTGGAAAGCAACAACATTTGCTGGTCTTGGCGATGTTCGTTATGTGAACAGCACTGGTGATGACATGAGCGGCAATCTAACGATTGCAACAGATAAAATTGCATTAAATACAGATGGTTCTGCATCATTCGCTGGAACCGTTGATGCAAATGCACTGACCATTGATGGCGCTGCTGTTGACACGTCAGCTGAAGTTGACGCTAAAGTCGCAACTAAAACAACTGAAGCTTATGTCAATCAACAGATTGCAGCTATTCCTCCTACTGACTTAAGTGCATATGATACATCTGCCGAAGTCACAGCAAAAGTTTCTGCATTAGAAACATCCTTAACTGATGGCGCTCCTGGTGCTCTTGATACCCTCAACGAATTAGCAGCATCACTGGGTGATGACTCTAACTTTGCAGGTACAGTTACTAATTCACTTGCTGGTAAGGCAGACCTTAGTGGCGCTACATTTACAGGTGATGTTACTGCAAGTGCATTCATTGGTGATGGTTCACAGCTGACAGGAGTTGGCAGTGAAACAATAATTTCAAGCACTCCTCCAACACCTGCTGACTATGAAGTTGGCACCATGTGGTGGAACTCTGATTCAACTGATACTTCTCTGTACATCCTGTATCAAGACCCAACTGGTCCTAACGGCCTTGCAGGTGATAAGTATTGGGTTGAAGCAGCACCTGCACCTGATTCAATTGGTTTTGATGGTACACACACTGGTGATTCAACATTCACTGGTAATATGAATGTTACTGGCAGCGCCTCGTTTGCTGGTGGCGATGTAGTAATAACAGGTTCGGGAAATGTAAAATCTGGTGACGTAGATAATTCTGCAGGCGCTGTACTTTCGCCTGTAGGACAGAACTTTACTCGACAGGATGGTGCTGGAAGTTCAGTTGCTGCTTATATGGTTCTAAACGGTGGACTTACAGCAGCAGATGCAGTTGCACGTATTAATTATGACGGCAGCGCCTCGTTTGCCGATTATGTGACAAGTAACGAAGGTTTTTATGTGGCACAGACGGCCGCACCTAACGGAAGTTCCATCTTCAAGAGTTGGCTTGGTTCAAGCACTTATGTTGACATTTTAGATAACGGCACCGCCGAGTTTGCTGGGTATGTAAAAGCCGCTACTAATCTAATTTGTGATACTACAAGTAGTAGCAACGGACTGTACATTGGTGATTTTACCAATGGAAACTACAACGCTACAATCTTTGGCAACGGCAACGCCACGTTTGCCGGAGTAGTAGTCGCTGATACTGGATTTCAATCAAATGCATACTCAGGCCGTTCAGTAGGAATCACAACTACAACACAAGGCGTAGAGCGTGCTTTAGCTGTAGAGGATGGTAGCGGCGGCTATAGTGCCTCCTTGAATATGGACGGCAGCGCCAAGCTTGCCGGTGGTAAATTATATGTTGACCATGGTGGTGGTTTCTATCTTGGACTTACTGATACTTTAGACCAAGCTCCATACAGCACTAGAAATATCAGTCTAAACGTAGACGGCAGCGCCGAATTTGCTGAAACAGTACAGGTTGGTGATTACACAAATGGTGGTAATGCTGGTCTCCTATTATATGCAAATGGCAGCGCTGTTTATAATAATGATGTTGTAATTGGAGGTACTGGTGCTTCCCGAAATATCCAGCTTAAAGCAGACGGCAGCGCCGAATTTGCTAGCAAAATTCAATCCGGAGGCGACCCTAACTCTGGTACGGCAAGAGGAACATCGATTAACGAGTTTGGAACGATCAGAGCTGCTCAAAATTCCGGAACTTCTTCTGTATTTGAAGGATATACTGTTGGAACGTCATCACCTACATCCTTAATTAAGGCTGACGGCAGCGCCATGTTTGCTGGCAACATCACCGCAGGCAACGTTTCCGACATTAAGTTTAAGGAGAACATCGAAGCAGCACCTTCGCAGCTTTCTGACATATCTGCATTTAAACTCAAGACATTTGATTGGAAAGATGAAGCTCCTTTATCTGATGAACTCAAGGCACAACGCAAGCTTGGTCTAATTGCACAAGAAGTAGAAGCAATTTGTCCTGAGATGGTTTATGAAGTCGCAGGTCAAGACGACGATTCTTATAAAGCAATTAATCATGATGTACTGATTATGAAATTGCTTGGAGCTGTAAAAGAACTTGCAGCAGAAGTAGCAGCCCTTAAGGCTAGCTAATTTTTATTAACTTATTTATTTCTAACCTTAGGTAAAAAACAATGGCCGCACTTAACTTTCCAGATCCTAATGTAACTACTAGTTACACCAATCCTGACACAGGAATTACATATGAATGGGCAAACGGCATATGGAAAGCCGTACGTACTGCTCAAACAGCTCCAGAATTGTTCGTCGATGTTGATGGCGATAACTTAACCGGTAATTTAACACTGGGTACAGATAAGATTGTACTTAATGCAACAAACGGCAGCGCCACGTTTGCTGGAACGGTTAAAATTGAAGGTAGCTCTAACGCCCTTTTCTACAGAAACTACACTGGGTCATCGCCTTCTAACTTTGCTGGTTTAGATGTTGCACATAATGGTACAAGTAAGGGTTCTATTTACGCCGACGGCAGCGCCACGTTTGCTGGCCCGGTTACTTCCAATAGAACTAATCCCTTGCACGGGACTTTTTACTCGAAACTGAATGGCAGCACAAATGCTTATATCCAAGCCGACGGCAGCGCCTACTTTGCATCGAACGTCGGCATAGGGACTACCAGTCCTATTAATCCTTTTGTTGTCGTAGGTTCTTCTTCAACAGGTGAAAGCGGCGCGGGAAATGTAGCTGAATTTGCTGGACCTAACAGTACAAATGGCTTTCAGATTTTTGTCAATGATACCAATAATAACTCTGGCATTCAGACCAAACATGCAGATGCACTTATTATTAACCCATACGGAGGCAACGTAGGGATTGGCACGACAGATACAGGAACCGCAAAACTGCGTTTTGACAATGCTGTAGACACGACACCTTCTGATGTAAATAAAATTCATTTATTTAATAACGGCGGCACTATTGTGGGCTTCGGTATTTCTAGTGGACAACTTAATTACAAAGCCCCAGCTCATGTATTTTATCTTAATAATAACTCCGAGATCCTACGAATCAACAGCGCTGGCAACGTGGGGATTGGAACAAATAATCCTTTAGTACCTTTTGTTTTGTCACATGACGGAAATCAAAACCTTGAGATGGGCTATTCCAGCGGTTTAACCAATCATTATATTCAGTCATATAACCGCAGCACTAGCGCATATATGGGTTTAACTATTGCTGCCAATCCTATTTCTTTTCAGATAGGTGCAACCGAGAAGATGCGAATCGACAGCTCAGGCAACGTCGGCATTAATCAAGTATCACCAACATCACAGTCTGGCAAGGTTCTTCATATCTCTGGAGACAATGGTGGACAAGCACGAATTCATTTAACGACTTCAGCCTCAGGTCATGGAGCTAATGAAGGATCGTATATTGTTGCACTAGGCGCTGAATCCGGAGCGAGTGCAGGATCACTGGTTTTTCAAAATCATGAAAATAGAGATATTATTTTTTCATCCGGTACTTCTTCAACTGAAAAATTACGAATTCAAAACGCAGGTGGCATTTCCTTTAACGGTGATACTGCAACGGCTAATGCACTGGATGATTACGAAGAAGGTACATTTGAAGTGACACTTTACTCAGCCGGTGGAGGATTTGTAGCAACTGTTGGTAATACTACTGGTCATTATATAAAAATCGGAAAACAAGTTACCTGTCATTGGTATTCCTCAGCAATGAGTATTTCGAATATAGGAAATGGAAGTGCAAGAATTGGCGGTCTTCCTTTTGTTGCTGCTAACACAGTTGATTTATATCCTGTTGCAAGTTTTACTCATACCACTACATTTACAACACCGACAAATGGTGGTTATATAGCCTTTAACGGCAATCACATTGTTCCTACAATGGATGATTCAACAACTCAAGCACAGTGGATCGCAGGAAATCCTCGTTACGTAATGTTCTCAGCAAGCTATATTGCTGCTTAGCCCGTAACTGGCTTAAAACTACGACCATTAAACCTGTCACTACCAGTCGGTAGTTCCTAATATGGCCTTTACTGAACGCCAAGAACATAAACTGGAGATCATTCCTCCTTTTCAGATCATTCAATGCCGCCAAGCTAACATCGTCGAAAAAGATGGTGTTGAGGTCGGTCGCACCTATCATCGTCATGTCCGTTCCCCTGGTGATGATGTAAGCTCAGATTGCACTGAGCTACAAGCAGTTGCAACTGCACTATGGACACAAGAAGTAATTGATGCTTATCAAGCAAACATGGCAGCACAACAACCTGGCGAATAATTTATTTAAAGGGTTATCGCCCTGTGTCATCGCAGGGTTTTTCTTATACACTCATCCCGTCAGAAATGGCGGGTTTTTTATTAGATAAAATTAAAGTAGTACCAGTGTAATTTGATGGCTATCTATAATTTTCCAGAGAATCCAAACAATGGTGATATTTGGCAACATCCTGATACATTAGTCATCTATCAATTTGTAGGTAGTCGCTGGAAAGCTAATAATCAATCAGCTGTAAATGACACCTTTGTTAATCAAACAGGTGATGTCATGACAGGTGACTTGCGTATTACGAATATGCAAGGTGTGGGTTCAGCACTTGTGAGTGTATCAGCTGATGGTAAGTTGATGCGTGGTGGTGTTGATGAAGCTGATGGTCCATATCTGCATAACACAGGTGATTTTGTTGTTGGTAACTTAGAATTTGGACCAAGTGCAGGTGTTAGTAATATTGCTCTTAATACAACAGGTGATGCATCATTTAGTCGTCATGTAAGTCTTGGCTTAAATCCAACTGCCGATTCACATGCTGTACCGCTTGGTTACCTCAATACTCAGCTCAATAACTTAGTCTTTGAGTATCTAAGCCTTTCTGGTGGTAACTTATCTGATGACCTTACAATTGCTAGTAATAGCATCCGTCTTAGCAGCAATGGTGATGGTATTTTTACAGGCAATATAACTGCTGCATCAGCTGAATTAACAGGTGAAATTACATCAACTCATGCAGGCTCTGATGATATTGTCTTGCGTTCATACTTAGATGGTGTTGATCGATTTGTGCTTTATGCAGATGGTCGTATTGCAGCTAGAGACATCGTCTTATCTGCAGGCATACCGATTACAAATGACAATCAATTAACAACAAAGACATACGTTGATACAACAATTGATGCAAAAATCAGTGACCAACTAGCTGGTTCCACTAGATACCTAGCATCTGGTGGAGATAACATGACAGGCAATCTAACAATTGCTAGTGACAAGATAGTATTAAAAACAAATGGTGATGCAGAGATTGAAGGTAAAGTTACTGCATCTGAATTTGATGGAACTCTTGTTGGTGATGGCTCACAGATTACAAACATTCAAATTGTTAATGTTCAAGATGCACCACCACAAGTAAACCTTTATAATCCAGGTAGCCTTTGGTGGAACAGTAATCCAAATGACGGACAACTATATGTCCTTTATGAAGACGCAGATAGTAAGCAGTGGGTTCAAACAAACCCTGTTCGTGATTGGTTCACAGGTGTTCATTACTTTGATGCAATATTCAAAGGCAACTTAGACGTTAGTGGTACAGCCGTGTTTGCTAATGGCAATATGGCAATTAGAAGTAATGGTGATGTTGAAAATGCCAACAACTCTTATGGCGGCTTGTCTGACCGCAAATTAAAGACTAATATTTCTACAATTAAATCACAATGGAATGATATCAAGCGTGTGCGTTTAGTTAACTTTGAATTTAAACAATCTGTTAATTTACCAAGTGGTAAACAAATGGGTGTAATTTCACAAGAGCTAAAGCGTGTCTGCCCTAGTTTAGTTACTAGTCATGCAGACACATCAATCAAAAAAGTGCCGATGTTTAATGACAGAGGGTTACCAGTACTAGATGAGTCGGGAAACCAGAAAATGAAGGAAGTGACTCAAAAAACAGGCAGTAAAACTGAAAGCGTGAAATATTCCGTGCTATATCTAAAAGCTTTAGGCGCTCTGCAAGAATGTATGTCACGAATTGAACAATTAGAGTCGGAAGTAAAAACTCTCAAAGGTGAATGATTCTTTGCTATATTTAAATAGCATTCATTCATACATAATAAAATGCCTTGTAAAAAATCTGAGCTGGTTTCGGCTATCAATTCTTACGCCGCAGCTCGTGTTAGCGCTGACGCCAATCTGATCAACGTTTCAGGTGGTTGGATTCAGAAGCTCGTAGATACGCTGGAATATACTCCTGAAGACCCTGCAGCTGAAGAAGCAACTGAAGAGACTACAGAAGCTGCTGAGTGATTAATTACCAGGGTATTCAAGGCCTAGTGTCTCGAATGCCCTTTGACTATAGTATCGTCTATCTTCATAACCATTTGGTAGATAGCGTCCATTAACCAAAGCTCCAACTTTATCAATTGGTGGATGCGTTTTACAGTATTCAATCATATCGTTTTCCATCCACCAAAAACCAGAAATAGACCACGGGTAACGATTGCAAGTGTGCGTCTTACCCACCTTTAAAATATTTGCATCTGGTTCACCGCTAGCTGTCAAGAAATCCGAAAACCGTGTGTGCCAATATTTCCCCGTCACCTGGATGTAACCAGTCCCGGCAAATTTAACGCCGTCTCCAGGTTCATTATTGCCAAGGTCACTGCGGAACTCATAGTTTGAGCCGTCGTGTATTTCTAGTGGATAGCGCAACCCTGCTGATTCATGAGCGCATTGACCTAAGAAATAAGCAATGTTTACCCGGTCTAATTTGTATAAACGGCAGCACGTTGCAAAATCCTCCATCAGTTCGTTCGGTAGCTGCTCATAAGAACAGTTCATAATGGCACCCATTTGCTCTTTAGTGATGGGCCATTTTTTAGCAGCTTTCTTTTGCCTTAGCTCACTGCGATAAGCTCTAATCCAATCTGTTTCTTCGTCTTTTAATTCATTTGGCAAGTCATCATACAGTAAACAAATTGCATAACGTTGGTGCGGACTACCGTCGTAAAATTTAAAAAAGTTTCTAAATTGACTTAAGTTAATTCTTGCCATTGATTTTATCATCATATCTATAAATTCTAACGTTTAAAATAGAAATAGTAGCTAGAATTATTATGTTGCCAGAAGAACGCCAGGCTTTTTGGGAAGCGATTGAAACAGGATCTGACCCTTTACTTTCTGTCCTGCATACGCTTGTAGAAAAGTGGGGCCTTCCGGCACTCATTATGTGTTTAGGTGATATCGCTAATGTCCTCTCTGAGGACGCTGAGGATGCTCATCATTTAACTCCAGACCAACGTGGGTTAATCCTTGGTGCATGTGCTCAAGTAAGCGCGTTAAGCGACCAAATGAATGCAGAGTTAGAACACCTCGCGGCAAATAACAATGGATAAATACGAAGTTGATAACTGGAAGCGCATCAAAGAAAGCATGGAAAGCGCAGAAGCAACAGACAATTACTTCTACAAAAGAGCTTGTGCCATTGTTAGTGGTAAACCTGACCCTTTAGACATCTCCCTTGACAAGCCTGTGGAAAAAGATGAGGACTAATGATAAGTTAGTCTTATTGTAAATTGAGTACTTAGGTGCTATTGTTTGGGCAGTAACGTCAATTTCGAAAGAGCGAATCCCTCGCTCTCCGTCACCTAACCCAAAGCCCCACAATTTGTGGGGTTTTTTGTTAGACATTGATTGGCGTTGCTTATAACCCAGAAAGATCACATGAATTACAAAGAACTGATGGAATGTGTCCGCGAAACGCAGGACATTCGTGACAGCACATACAAATGTTGGTGGCAGGCTATTCGGCCTATCGCTGATGTTGACGTGTCAATGACAGACAAAATGTTTGTTACACGCTATTGGAAGTCACAGCTCAAGCCAATTGGCAAATGCTCTCCTGAGACCCTCAGACGCCGCCTCAGCTTGCTCTCAGGTATCTGGAATATGGCAAATGAAGAAGACATCGTTGATGGTCAAAACTATTGGCTACACTCCAGTAAAAAAATTAAAGTCAACAGAGACATGCAAGCGGAGCGCATGGGTAAAGAATATCCTGTGCGTCCGTTTGATTTTTATAAACCCTATCATCAAGATCCTATTTTTCTTGCGATCTGGTATCACGGATTTAGAATTGGTGAAATCGCTGGTTTGTTAAATAGAGAAATTGTTTTCCGTAGTGAAATCCCTTACTTTCAAATTAAAAATAATGACAACAGGCTTGTAAAGCCTCTGGCCACACGGCAAGTGCCCATCCATCCTGAGTTTTATCCGTGGGTGGGGATGCTAACAACTGACTTCACTCGTTACCCAGGCAAAAATTGGTCTGAAAAATTTAATGACGTTATGGGGCTACCCCAAGGCGAAGCAGCTCACAGCCTTCGTCACAACTGGAGCACTAGAGCAAGGAGCGCTAATTTGCAAGATTCTATGATTTCTAAACTCATGGGTCATAAAGTTGCAGGTATGACAGCTCGTTATGGCACTTGGACCATTGAAGATAAATTTGAAGCAATAAAAAAGATTAGACGTTAGTCGCGCATCCACGGAGAGGAGGGGATTCGAACCCCTGGTGCCCGTGAAGACACGCCAGTTTTCAAGACTGGAGCCATAAACCACTCGACCACCTCTCCATTTTTATTCTAAATAGATTTGATAAAATTAAAGTAGAGACAAAATATTATCATGGGAATTATCGAAAATCCTATCTTCTGGATTATTGTCGCTGCTCTTTCTGAAATTGTGGCTCTCAGCCCACTGAAAGAAAATAGCATCGTTCAACTGGTATTCACAGCACTTGATACGATCAAGCCGAAGTTAGGTAAAAAATAATGTCAGGTATTGTCCTGGCAGCCCTTTTGTTTACTCATCATGGCGACAGTGCTTACGACTGGCACATAACATGTGATCGTTTTTTAGAGCTAAAAATTGAGATACAGTTTGACGAAGAATTAGACACAAGAAGTAAGCGTAATTTAATTCAATTCTTTAAATCAAAAGTAGCTGAGGAATGCAATGACCTTTTGCTTTAATCTGAAGTGTAATGATTTTTATAGCGTTGTTCATTTAGCAAAATGAATAACGAAAGATTTGCATATAAATGGTGGAAAGTTGTTGCGTATGAAATTACCATAGTGTTAATCAATAACAATGGAAAATGGGGACTTCATCCCATTGTCAAGATGGTTAGGGAAGAATGCGTGCATGATTGGACAAAATATAAAACTCAAAAAACAATGGACGATTTAGATAAAGAGATTGAGTCTATTGTTAAATACTACGAAACACGCCGCAAAAAAAGTAGATTCAAAAAGTATGAACAGAAAAATGGGGAGACTCCATTAGGCGGAGAAATGCGCTTAACAGCTGACTTTATGGATGACGACTGAATTTTGAATCAAACTCAACTTATAGTTAAGTTAAGTTGTTAAGCAACTTTATGCGTACACCAGAAAGTTGGGGCGAACTTATGTTCAATCTCCAGTGCCTTTCCAAGGGATCTGCCAAGAAAAGATTCCGAAACTTCATCCGATATTCGTTTGGAGGTTTGTGTGCGTATTGTCGAAAACAAAGAGCAGTAACGGTTGACCACCTCAAACCTCGCTCGAAAGGTGGCAGTAATTTAAGAAGCAATCTTGTTCCGTGTTGCGTAGAATGTAACCAAAGCAAGAGTTCTCAAGAATGGGTTTCTTGGTTTGAATCACAAACATTTTACAACGAAGTTGCAAAAGAATTGATTTTGGAATGGGTTAATGACACACGCCTAGATTACGATTACTTTGAAAATGATGAACACACTATCGATAGAACAGAGGTTTGCACTCAGGAGAGCGCGTTACGAAGTAACGAGGATGAGCCGGTCTGCTTTGGAGCTCACAGCCTTAAAACTGCTTAAAACACGAATGGAGCAAAAGAATGGCTTGCAAACATTCTTGAGAGAGAACGGTATATTATTTAAAGTAGATGAGGCTCAAGTAGGGCCACCGGAAATAATGTCAGAAGAAACATTTACAGAACTATTGATTTTAAATAGTGCTGATGAAATGTCTACAGACATTGAAGATATAGGTTGGGAAGATGATGATTTAGATGGTGATGGTCTCACTTTTGCATAGATAAATGTAGACTGGTACTAGTTATACAAACAATAATGGAATATGTACTGGGGCCAATCTTGGCTTTACTCTTTGGTATGAAGTTCACGCACTTTACCGATGAACGTCTAAAGAAAAAAGTTACTGACTTAACAGCCAGAGTTGAACGTGTTGAAAAGCTAGTAGATGTAATTGATAAACAAACACTTCAAAAGATGGTTGTTACCCTACAGCCCGTAGCTACTGAGCTGCAAACAATTAAAGACTTTGTTGGGATCCGTGATTGACCTAAATCGATTCTTTAAAAACTACGATCCAAACTCAAGTCACCATATAGCAGCAGTGAATTGTCTAATGGATTCATTGCCTGTGGACCTGTTGCATCGCTCAGCAGAATGGATATCGATATGGAATGCCTCCGAAACTGAGTGGGGATATAATAAAGATAAATGAAAATAAATTGTGTCTGGTTTACGCTCAAATCCAGTTGATAATAGATATCTGAAATCTAGTGATCGTGGATATCGAGATCGAATGAATGCTAAAAGTAAAGCGATTGCACACCGCTCTCGCGGTAATTTAGCTTATCGTGCAGCATACAACCCGTCTGGAGTTGTTCCTAAATCAATGCAAGGTGATCCTTTGCAGAATAATTATCAGTACAAGCAAGCAGGCCTTCAGAAGCAAGCTGCAGAAACTGCAAGTGCCGAAAGCCTGAAAAAAGATATTGAACTACGTAATGAGAATATAAGGCTGTTGTCTTAAGAACAAAAAAAAAGCCCGGCGCTAGCCGGGACTTTATCAGAAGGAATATCGTGCGCCTACTTTCAAATCAATTGGAAAGTCTGCTTCAATGTCACGTTGAACCGTGATTGCGTATGCTTCACCATAAATGTTGAGGCTTTCGCTTACATCAGCTGAGATTGCAACTTTACCTGAGATTTCATGCTCGTAATCAGCATCAGGCATATTAACAAAAGAAGGGCCTGCTTGAATAGAGACAGTTACTTTATCGTTGATAGCATGCTCATAGCCAAGATGCAAATCTGTAGTTGTATTTAAGCGATCATCACCAAAATAAGATGTATTGCTTTCGATGTTTGCAAATGGACCAGCGATTGCAGGAGATACTGCAACAGTAGACAGTGCACCAAAAAGTGCAATTTTTGAAATGATAGACATATAATCTATAGTAAATAATATAGTTAGTGAGCTAATGTCACTTTAAATACTATAAACTAATTTTTAGTTAAAAGTGAAAAGACAGTATAGTATCTGTCTTATAAAAGAATTAATGATTGAGCAGATATTAGCTCGTATACATGCTTTTGTTCATCACTAAGTATTTGAAATATCTGTGAATCTTTAGAATCTACATTGTCTAAATAAGTCTGATATGTATGAACAGCATGTTGCTCAATACATACATTAAGATCATAAGCATATGATGGGGCAACTAGATAATAGATGACCATTAACCAGTAATAAAGTAATACTAAATGATATGCAAAAAACCGATCAATCCAATATGCGTTACCGCCACGTTTTTCCATAATTTCCAAATGCTCTGTTTCATTAATTGATTGAGCAAAATGTTCTTTCATTAGAAAATGATGATTGTTTCCTCGCAATCCTAATGATTCTTTAAAATGCAGAACACTTAGAAAAGAAAAGTAAGGAACTCGGGCAATGGTTTCTAGTACCCAAAATCTTTGAAAATGCCTGTCTTTATAAAGTAAATCAATGAGTAAAACAGAGTAATGAATTAACAACTTGTTAATGTGTTCCATTGTTAAATACGCATATATTACTAATTTAATTGATTGAAGACAAAAAAATAGACCCACGTTAGTGGGTCAGAACTTACCAATCTAATGTCCAGTCTTCCATGGGTTCACCATGGAGGTGCTGGTAATTTAATGCTAATGAGTTAGTGCATACCCATTTTGAATAATGTATTCCTCTATAACAAAGACTTGCAAAAATCATTTCAGGCTCAATAGGCCTTTTTTTAGTTCTATTCTTGTCTAAATCTTTGGGAATGTAGAGATACATTATTCATAAGCAAAGGAGTATTTCTTCTATTCTATTGTTACTTTGCTTCACTTTTCGTAGGTTTGACCACGATAAGTAAATGTACCATGTACATTTTGTGGCATACGAGCGTCTGTTGTATACAGATTTCCGCGATAACGGGTTTCGCTCAGTTTGATTTGATTGAGCTCTTTACGAGCACGCTCAAAGTCATTGCGTGCATTAACAATTGCACGAGCTTGCAGTTCAGTCATTGGTCTATCCAGTAGGGGTTTAATTGCCCGTTGCTTCCCACTGGCTGTGGTACTTGCGTCCTCAATGAGGATCAACGTTTACTATTATTGTAACTATTGTTACCAGTTCACGGCGAACACTTAGTCTTTAAATTGATATTCAAGGAAGGCTGCTCTTAACCTAGTTTGTAAAAATTGAAGATCTGTTTGTTCTTTAGGATCTCCACCCGGCCATTTCTCAATTCGATAATCGACTGCTTTAAGCAGCAGTCTTAAGGCATCTTTATTTAGATCAATTTGAATATTGAAATTGTCGTCTGGAGAATCAATCATAGCATTAATGCGTTTTGGCCCAGTTCTCACCTATAGCTGATGCTGCTGTAATTGGTACTTTAAAGTCATAGTAAGTACCAGCAAGTGGAGCAGCTTCTACTAAAATACTTGCAACTCTTTCGGCTTCTTGAGGAATAACAGAAAACTGCTGTTCATCGTGGACGTAAGCGCAACGTGTGTAGTCTCTATTATAAGTAAGACCTGCAGCATCAATTAATTGCTGACCAATTATACACCACCTTTTACTCAAAATCGCTCCGGCTGACTGCAGGAGATAGTTGAGCGAGGCGTGTTCTGCCTTACAGAAGATAGGACGACCGTCTAATCCTTTGATCATTCCTTTAGAACGAACCTTTTGCTTGACTGCATCAATCAGTGGTTCAAGACCTGGAATAGCATCAAGGAACTTACGGCGAAGCTCTTGACCCAACGCTTTTTTCTGTGCATCAGAGTACTCAGGATGCAAGCTGTGGCCTAACTTAAGGTCACCAGCTCCATAGATAAACGCATAGCAAATTGTCTTGACTTCATGGCGTTTGCAGCCTACCCGGTCAGCATTTTGCTGATGAATATCACCTTCAATAACAACCTTGGCAAAGTCACCTTCGTCAAACCTGTGCAGGTAATGCCCTAAACAGCGAAGCTCTAGACCTTCAAGGTCAGCTCCTACCATTGTCATACCAGGATGAGGTATAAAGAGCTCACGAGCCCAAGGAGCACTTACAACCTGGCCAAGATTAGGGCCACGATGCGCGTTACGTCCAGTTTGCGTTGCAAGTGAACAGCTGTGGTGAATACAGTTGTCCTCTTCAATGGTATTGAACCAAGAGTTAGAGCCTTCTGATAACTGGCCCATATGCTTTTGCAATGTGAGCAGAGTAATGAACATGTCACACTCTTCAAACAAGCGTATATTTTTTTGCTGCTGAGCTGTGTCTCTCATTTCAGAAAGAGTCGCTTCATCAACTTTAGGTTTTCCAGTATCTGTAAGCTTTGTGAATCGAGCACCCCGATGATTCTGAAGAACCCATGCAATATGCTGACGGCTAGTTGGGTTGAATTCAACCAACTTAGTCATCGGCGCTCCAGCTACATAGCCTGTCTTTTTATCAGTACGTTTTGGAGTAAACACCTTGCCAGGTACATACTTGTATCGCTCAGAAATTTTCTGTTGAATGTCTAGTACTTTTTGATTCAAATCAGAACGAACCCGTTCTGCAGCGAGCATGTCAAACCTGAACCCAGATGACTCTTGTTGAGCCATCAGTTGAGCCATGCGCATCTCAAGCTGTACACAATTAAGCATGGTCTTCCATCCTCCGCATCATGAGTTCGTATAGTCTGACTGTAACCATCGTGTCTTGAATGCAATAATCAAGCATCTCAGGAGTATATGTATCCCAAGCTGTTGATTGCTTGCCGTAGTCACCCTTAAAACACTTTAATCGATAGCCCCATGCTTCGAGACTGTGACGTCCGTATAGTTTTTGAGGCATTCCTTCGGGACGCCGTTCGTAATCGCGATCCAAGATATGAGGATAAAATAACCGACTAAGTACAAGAGTATCAAGTACGTCTCCTTCGAATTCAAATTCATATGATTCACGGATAAGTGGAATATCGTAACCAATTATGTTGTGGCCAACTAATACATTAGCGCGTTTAAGCTGCTCGATGCCCATGTCAATTGACCGATCTGGCTTATGGTCAAAGACAAGTGGCTCAGATTGATCATTCAAATCACGAGCAACAATACAGTGGATTTTTGAGCCTCTACGAAGTAGCCCAGTGCTTTCAATATCAAAGAGTAAAGTCTGTTTCATGGGATTCTGCTGTATACGTTTCAATGTCAAAAGATTCTTCTTCAATCGGGATGCTTGTGTAGAGCTCTTTGTTTTTAAATTCTTTTTTACGGTCGCTTTCTTTTGGGGCGAGTTCACTTGTGCGGTATGATTCATCTTTGTCGTCATGATATGGTTCAATTGATATTCCTAATTCGCTAGCTAGTGTTGCTGCTCTTCTAAATTCATCTTTGTAATAAGGTTCCCAATCATGTGCTAATACAATTATTTTGTTTACTCCCATTATGTGTAGTTGAAACACTGCTGCAGAGAACGGGTATCGAGTCGTATAAACGGCAGCTCCAGTCAATGGAGTTCCTCTTTTTGCAGCGGTAGCTATTGCATAGGTAATGCAATCAATTTCAATTTTGCAACTCGCTAAAACACTTCTCCCTTCACCAATTATCTCTCTATCTCTGGTGATAATGCAAGCCCCAGGACACATAGGATGCGTAGATCCTGACCGTATGGCTTTTGCAATATTCATAAAGTATGTTTCTTTATCATGAATATATGTTGGATCTCCTTTGATGATATTCATTGCTCGCAAATAGTTTATTAAGAGTCTATATTATGTATTGTACAAGCTAATACTGTGAATATGGAATACGAAGAGTTCTTAAAACACAACGAACTTAACAACTTATATGCGGATGATATTTTAAAATTTAACGACCAAGAAGATAAGTTTCAAGAAAACACAAAACTGGTTTACAAATTTTCAGCAGACTATTTTAAAGATAAGAGAGAAAAAGAGTCAAAAAATGATGGGGTAAATCACCCTAGTCATTACACTTCTGGTAAGGTCGAAGTGATTGATATTATTGAAGATGCTGTAAAAGATGCTCCAGATACAATTGTTTCTGGATTGCAATGGCAAGTGCTGAAATATATGCTACGTATGTGGTTAAAAGATAATCCTAAAAAGGATGCTCAAAAAGCACAATGGTATTTAAATCGATTAATTGATAAGCTTTGATTTAACAACGCTTGAAAAATATATAATTCCCGCGAAGCTCTAGTTCTTCATGCGGGTATATATGTGATATTAATTTTTCAATTACATATTGATTGGAAAATTGTTTGTGATTAAAGTACAACGATATGCCTTGGCACAGTTCATTTAAATCGTAGTTATACCACGATAGAGGTTTAAATGCTTCCCAAGGCTCTAGTGTCGTTGAAACCCATGTATTTAATTCTTCTAAACGTTGAGCAGTTTTTATAATATGCTGCTCATGAGCTTCTGTTTTTGGAATGTGTCCTTTAGAGTTATTAGTGCACAATGCATCTTTCCACATCAATGTACCGTCTTTAATAATGAGACGGCACGGATGCACGTTTTGGCCAGAAGGAAGTTTAAATAAATATTTATCATCTATGTATTTAGACATCAAACATTCCCCTTTTGCTGCTCGTAATAATCTAAATCACGCTGCCAGTTATCACCTGCAAACTCATTAAATGAGACACGACCGATGTCTCTAAACGTGTTGTAAAACAAAGTGGTTTTGTCAATATTTGACATAACCTGATCTAATGGCGGACCATACACAATCACATTCCATGTTGATGGTGAGACTGGATCAAATCCATTAGACGTTGCACGTAATTGTTTTACACGCTTAAATGGTATGCAAATTGGATAATCTAAAATTGCAGGTGCAGCTCTTAGATTTCAGATGCACTTGTGAAAAATACAAAGCTTTCAATATAATTGTTTCTGTATTCGCTAATGGTTTTATTGAAACCATATGCGGTTGTTTCTTACAGCACCTTTTGGCGCAACAAAAACATTACCATGCCAGTGTGTTTGAAGTGGATTAACTTCTATTGATGGTACAGAAACTGCATCTACTAAGACTTGTTGAACAGCATCAGACGTTGGGTCAAAGTCAATGCTGCCCATCACTGTACGGGCTCTTTCAATAATTTGTGGTGTTGGATAAAGCGGAAGTTTTAAACCTTGTGACTTCAGTTTATCCTGTAAATTCTTCTGCGAGCGCTCGGAAGCATTCTTGGCTCCGACCTGCCTCGACTGCAAATGTTCTTGTTCCAGCATCGGAGATCAACGTAATGAGCAAATTTTTTGACCAGTCATTTTCATCAATCTGATTAATTAATGATCGTAGAAAATTTGTTACATCTTCATCATCTTCTGATTCAGAAAGTGCCAAATCATTCTCTACACTTGATCCAGTCATATAAGTAGTAGTATCATTAACTAGATTGATTACTAATGAACCGGGACCATATACTTGAAAACCGTTTATTGCGATGTTAATAAAATCTGTCAGTATTAACTGAGCAGTAGCGGTTAGAAACTTTTGTTCTTTTTCTTGTTTACAAGATCAGTTTCATTTGATTGAAGTAATTGCCGTAGCAGGTCTGTTTGTCTAGTCATAATATTACTACTCTTTTATTAGCATATCTTGATTAAGTTAAAAGTGTGGGATTTTACTAATCATTTTTTCCAAATTCATCAATTATATTCTGAGCTTCTGCTGTGTAATATGATTGCCTTGAAGCATATCAATTAAAACTGATTGATACTTGTCTGAAAAATCAGCAGATGGGTCAATAAGTAATGACTCAGATCCAAAATGCCCGTGCTGTTTTAGTTGAGCTTTTTCTTGTTCTTTTAAAGCCTTATCTACTTGATACTCATGCACTACTTGCTTAAGTGTATGTAGCTCACATTGCAACTCAAAATTTTCTATATAACTATCTTGATCAACAAAAACACCAACGTGTTGTGGTAACAGATGAAATGGATTACAGCAATACTTATTACCGCATGTAGTCTTGACACCTGTAAATCCTAAGTCACCCCAAGAAAACCACATTGCAACTCTTTGTGGATGATGCTGCGTTGAGCTTGAAATTGCATGCCTTCTCCACGAAAATTGTGGTTGATGTGTTCTAGGATTAATAGTTCCATTCCAATTCCAACATTCGTTTGGATCACCAATGTCTACTTGTGACCAAAACTTAAGAGCACGTTCTTTATTTTTTGAAGTAGTCGATCAATATCTAACGACAGGCGGCCTTCACGAGCAGCTGCAACGCAACGAGTGCAAGCCTGATGGCTGTCATACCGCATTGAGTGCGATGAGAATCGACCTATCGAATGCCCTTTATACAAGCAAAGCTCGCCTTCTATAGCGGTGTTTGAGAGCCGCTGATGTCGTCGTCCGTATGCATGCCCTCCTCTTTTTTTACTAGGTTGTGCTTCAGCCATTAAATTGCACCATCTTTAGGTTCATAAGTACCACCTAATGCGGGATACTGTTCTTCCAAAGGAAGTGGTTCAATCTGATTGCTAATCATGTATTCATAGCGTGTACTATTTTCGTACTTAATTCTTACGAGTTTTAAATTAGAACGATAGTATTCTGGCTTGCCTACAACTAAAGCTGTTGAACCATTTCGCTTTACTCTAACACGTAATGCTAATTGTATTTTTGATGAATCCATTGAATATTGCTAGTTAATTTCACTTATTAGTGTATTTAAAAATCATTATTAATGTGAGCTTCATTGATTGGATCATTTTCAGGGCCTAAGCCATATACGAACTGATTTCCATTTACCAGTTACTTGGTCTTTTTCTCGTTTTGTTTTACGTCTCCAACCTAAAGTCTGAAGTACATCTGTCACACGACGAGATTCTTTTATTCCTTGCTGCCTTGCATCAAGATCTAATGCTTCAGTCAAGACTTTTGAAACACTAACTTCTTCACGATGTTTGACGTAATTCAAGATTTTTTCTGACCATGGATCTGGTTCTCCAAACTGCTGAATGTACTCTGAAATCTTTGCAATTTCACCGCTGCTAAATTCGTACGGCACATTGTTTTGATAATCTTCAATAGCTGATGCCCACAACATATCTCGCTCATCTCTAAGTTGTTTCCAATTAATTAGAAACATACCTTCAGAGCCAACTTCTAGTGGTACAAATCTACGATTACCAGTAGAATCAACCAAGAATTGATTTCTATTTGTAGTGCCAATCATTACAAATCTACGTTGAAGACGTTCAGGCAATGATGCATATGGACGTCTTGTTTCATCACATCGAGTTGTTACTAGATTTTTGAAGTTTTCGATATTACGACGGCTAAAAAAGTTATCGATCTCTGGTAGCTCTAGCATCCAAGCAATATGCAAACGATATTGCTCTTTCATAAGAGTTTCTAGTGGAGTTGTAATTTCTGCAAACAGCTTTGATGGCACAAGACTTCTACAAAACTGTGACTTACCACAGCCTTGCGCACCTACAAGAATAGGTAGCCATGACATTGTGCAACCTGGATTATATGCGCGAGCTACAGCTCCAATCATCATCCGTTGAATTGCTAACGTAGCTAATGGATCTTTATTGCCAAGAAAAATTTCTCCTACACGATGCCAGTTTGCATGTGGCACTGCGTGATCACGGCATTTGTCGAGATACTGTCGTATTGGGCAGTATGTATTTTTACTTGCAGCATATTGAATTGCTTGTTTAACACGCTGCTCTGGAATAAATACACCATGCTCACACGACAACTTAGTTGTCATAATATCTAGATCGTTACCTTGCAGCTCGTGTGTACGACCTGATTCATCTTCGAACTCCATTGAATTTGTCAATAGATTTCGTCGTAGGTTGTTAAAGATATTTTTACTTTACCAACATCACTTTCACGTTCTTTGGCTAAATCGTCAACTGATTTTTTAGGCCTCCCTTTCTTTTTAGATACTTGTGTATCTGGCAATGGGTCAGGCTCTGGCATTTCAGGAGTTATATTCATTGGCTTTTTAGCAGGTGGATATACAATTGTGGGATCTACTTCGTCATAACCAACTGCTTTATTGAAAAAGCTAAATCGTAATGATGTTGGCAATGACCTTGTCCAATTAGCATCTTGTTTCTTTGCAAGTGCGTACAAGGATGTATGGCCTGCAAAGTTACCAAGCCCTTTCCATTTGTATGGTCGAATATTATCTTCTTTTTGACCATGATGACCTTTTAATACCCATTGCACCCATTCGTCAAAGATTGATTGACCAATGCCTGCACAGGCTGCCATAACTGGCACATAGTAACTTTCATACTCATCATCTTCAGATGGTCTTAGGAAGCTTGTAAGAAGCCATTTGCATCGTTCAACGTCAGTGTCAGATACTTCAGTATCTACAAAATTTGTAGGTTCTTCATAGTCAATCGATTCTAAAAGAAACTGTGGAATTGGCGCATGCTTTTCATTATGCCTGAAAGATTGCATTGGTATTGCCATACCATAATCGCTCAGGCTTTTCGACCACAGTTATCTTTGAGTTTGTCAATATTCAGTTCACCAAGTAGACGATTGACGACTAACCAATAAGCACCTTTGTGCTTTGCAATAGTATCAAGCTCTATCTCTAAAGGAAATAGTGCTCGAAACCGATGCTCTGATTCTGTGTGACTTACAGATGTATATGTTGCTATACACCAGTCAATAGCAGTTTGTGTTGACCAAAACTTCTCTAACGTTACATCACCGTCAATATCAATTACAACTAAATTACTGCCAGAAAAATTGTCTGACTTGCGATAACGATTGACAAAGTGAGTCGCACACCATCCAAAGCCAGACTTAACCCAACCGTCTAGCCATTGGATATCTTCATAGATATTCAGCCACCCAGTTGCGACCTTATCAGGATTCTCTTTGTTCTTGCAGTTCTTGTTGACTGAGATTTTCAGTTTCATTATCTTCTTCTTCGTGAAATTGTTGTGCTCGCTTTAGAAACCGAGATTCATATAATGACAGTTGATCTCCATCAATAAATATACCTTGTGTTGTAGTCTCTGTGGTGACGATGATTAATGCAACATCACATAAAAATCCAGTGCGTTCATTAAGAGCATACCTGTAAGCAGCCATTTGTTGAGCGCACTTTTGATATTTACGAAATCCGCCAAAGCCCATACGGTCACCTTTATCGGGAAAGGAATTCATGTAAGGACCATTACTTGTTTTAAAGTCTGCAATGACTTTTACACCACCAATTTCTCCAATAAGGTCAGGGCACCCTGCGTATTTATGCTCAGTGCTCCATACAAATGCGGCTTCTTTATCATCAGATCTCAAGTGATACCAATCAGGACGTAGTGGACGCTCTGACCAATGCACTGTATCAAACCAATCAAGGTATTTGTCCATTCCGTTCCAGAATGCTGAATATTCATCAGAACATTCGACAGGAATACCTCTTAAATGATCTTCACAACACTTGTGGATATAGGAGCCACGAGTGCTTGCAGCTTCAAGTGCTCCTGGATTTTTTTCTTGCCAAGAGCGCAAGCTAGCTTTTGATTTTTCAGTTTCTGTAGCTGATAGGACTGTTGTAACAGATGGCAAGTACATGCCACTGCATAAGTATTTTCTGTAACCTTTAGACGTTTGGATTCTAAATGGCTTATCAGTAGTCTCCATCCTGTTCATTCATTTGTGAGTTTTGGAAATTCTGGCTATACGTTGGATCTTGCATCGCATGCTCGGATGGTTGAAACATCTGATACATACGACCTACTGCTTGACCAATAGCTTCTAAGACTTGAGAATTAGCAATCATTTGATTGTTTAATGCCATAACAGCTTCTTTCATGACTGCTTGCTCTGCTCTCATGTTAAGTACATGATCAATGAGAGAAGGAGGCTTAGGCGGTGCAGCTGGCTCAGTAGGTTGAGGTGCATACATTGGTTGCTGCGGTTGTGGAGCAGGTTGAGGCACAGGTGCTGCAGACTGCTGCTGTTGAGGAGCTTGAGCTCCTGCCATAATTTGTGCAAGACGTGCTTGCATTTCAGGTGGAAGATTTTGTAATGCGTTAGTCATGATTATCAGAATTCGTCGTTAGTGTCATCAGTGGGAGTTGTTGCTGTTGGTAATACTGTCGATCCGCGCTTGTCAGTGCCGCCTGCAGGTAAACCTTTCTCGTCAGTTTGCTTACCATCAAAAGGATCTTTGCCTTCAAAGAAGTTAGGGAGCCATATGGTTTCTTTTTCAGTCCGCCATTGTTTGGTGATCTTCTCAGGCACCTTACGAACTTTCGGTAAGATACTGTATGAAGTCTCCAAGCCAGTTCCTTTACGGCTAATCTTAATTGAGAAATTGGCCAAGCCATCATCTGTCCATGTATAGTCATCTGTTTCTTGTAGAACTTCTGTAAGTTGTTCTCGTAATGATTTCTGTTCGATAAACAAGACTTCTAATCTTGAACGAGCTGCTGATGTAGCTACCCATGCTAAAAACCGACGTGGCTTGACGTAGGAGCCATCAATTTTTGGTCGATCAGGTTTACTCCAATCGGTTTCGCGAGCAAGATCAGGGGGGTTATTAGGGTAACTACGAGTAACAACATATCCATTGAACCGGAGTTCACCAGTCTTTGGATCTTGTGCTTCCGACGCATATTGCCATCCGACAATTGCGTGTCCGGTTTCGTAACATCCGAGTAATCTAAATTCTTCTGATTCTCCATCTTTAAGAGAACTTGGCTTCCAATATGGTTGAGGTTCTTTTGTTTCAACTTTATCTTGTGTTGGTGTTAGTAATTCTGGAGGTACAATTTGAAGTGTCATTTATTTAATTGTTAGACACTTCAACTATAAGTAGTAAAATATAAACATGCGAGGTTGAAATTATGGCTTGTAGCAGTAATTGCAGTAAAGCAAAAGGCAAGGCAAAAGCTTATACAAAAAGCAAAAAGAAAGGTGCTATGGATGGCATGACTGTCAAAGGCGGTCATAAATTATCTGTTAAAAAAGGAGCTGGACTTACTGAAAAAGGTCGGCGTTCTATTAATCGTAGAACTGGTTCTAATCTCAAAGCTCCTGCACCTAATCCTAAAACTAAAAAAGATGCTGCAAGACGTAAGTCATTTTGTGCTCGTTCACGGGGATGGACTGGTGAACGCGGTAAAGCAGCTAGACGTCGTTGGAATTGTTAGTAATGCGTATGGCAGGACAAGTGTGGCTTCCACCCGCTAATCAAATGGGTCAAGGCTGCGCTACAAAACCAGAAGATTATCCAGCTCCCGTGAAACCCACTATGAGTCACGGGAATCCACGTACAACATTATTTCCACGATGAAACGAGCTAAAGCAAAAGGACTAGCATCTGCTTTCAAAAAAATGTCTCACCGTAAAAAAGGTGGAACTAAAGGTACATTTACTGCAGCAGCTACAAAAGCAGGTCATCCAGATACTCCGGAAGGACGCAAGGCCTACGCAACTCAAGTATTAAAAGACCCTTCTGCATCTCCTAAAATGAAAAAGAAGGCAAACTTCTATAAAAACATTATCAGTAAAAAATGATGGCTAATGAGAAACCTGATTATATTGACATCGATAAAGATGGCGATAAATCTGAGTCAATGAAAGAAGCGGCTCAATCTTTTAAAGATAAAAAAGTTAAAGACGTGATGGCTAAGCGGAAAAATGGCTGATCAAAAAAAATCTAAAGTAAACGAAGCGGGTAACTATACTAAACCCGAAATGCGCAAACGATTGTTTAATTCAATCAAAGCAGGAAGTAAAGGCGGTTCTGCAGGTCAATGGTCTGCTCGTAAAGCGCAGATGCTTGCTAAAGCGTACAAAGCTAAAGGTGGTGGATATAAAAACTAATGGCTAAAGCTAAATCACAAGAATCATTAGACAGTTGGACCGAAGAAAATTGGGGAACCAAGTCTGGTAAAAATTCAACGCAAGGTAGTGAAGCAACAGGTGAACGCTACTTACCTGAAACAGCTAGAAAAGCTTTGAGTGATAAGGAATACGCAAGGTCTAGTGCTAAAAAACGAGCTGATAGCTATAAAGGGAAGCAGCACAGCAAGCAACCTGATGATATAGCTGATAAAACTGCTAAGTACAGGAGTTAATTATTTGTTGCCGTAAATAGGTGCGTCCCAGCCAGATGGTTTTTCAAACTCACGTTTAATAATCTGGCGTTGGATCAACTTCTCCGTAGCCTGCCGCTGTACTGTTCGGCGCTGTATTCCGTCCGCTACGTGGGCGATCCTTACGAGTAGTAAAATCGCTTGCAACAATGGCTCTATAGGGAGAGTCACTGTCTTCCGCACGATATTCGCGAAAGTAGCCTTGCACGCAGATGGGACGTCCTTTGCGAATTCGATCTTGTAACTTGGCCTTCCTTGCTTCAAATGTTTCAAGGAATAACCAAGTTGTTGTATCTGAATTATCAAGTGTCGATCCAATTTTTGTTGCAACCTGTCCATTTTTTCGCTCCTTAATTTCATCGGATGCAAAGAATGCATTACCAAGTACTACTTGATTGCAATACATATCTTTGGGTATATTAGTCTCAATTGTAGATACTATTAAATCCAAAGGATCAGCAGGATCTTCAGAGAACATAATGTCGCCAGTTATTAATGCTCTTGTACCCGGGTTCCAATCCTGAAATGCAGTAAGTTTTGCACCTGCTCTGTCATAACAGAGGATTCTAAGTTGAACTTCCGATTGATTGCTACTAGAGGGCACAACAGCGTCAGCGCCGCGATAAGTGAGCCCATAAGCATCAATTTGATTTGTGTGATGGGATCGTAGTTCAATCGTTGCGGCAATAAAATTCATTATGACTGATTATTATCATTCAGTCTTTAGTTTAGCAATCAGTTCCACATTGCACGGGATACAGTAGGAAATTCTGAAGCTAGTATTTCACCAATCGATCGCGCAATTGTTCTGTGCTCTAGTTGTGTATCATCTTGAGCGCGTAAATCTACATAATGCAGCCAGCTTCTTAGTGTGCCACTCATGTATAAACGAGTGACAGTATTTAATGGCAGCACTGCCCTTGCACATTCTTTTGCAATCCCTGAGTGCAATAGTGATTCGTACAATGCAAACGATTGATCAAAATGTTCTTCTATACGTTCTTTATAGCAAGCTTGTACTTCTGTCTCCAAATCTGGAATTGAGTTTTGCCTATTAGTTAGATCTTGCCTGCGCAGATCAGGGGCAATTGCTTCAGTAGAAACTGAGTAACGTTGGCTAAATTCTTGAAATGAGAAGCTCCTATGCCGCAAAATCTGCGGACTAATAGCACGAGTAGTTACAATCTCTACGCACATACTCACCATCTCCATAGGAGACCAGTGCTTATGCTTGATTAGATACTTGATTAGCTTTTCAACTTCTGGATTGTCTTCATTCTTTGGATTAGATACACGAGCAATCTTTCCAATTAAAGCTTCGGCGTTTGGTGTAACCCAAACCAGTTTAGCATTATGCATATGATGGTAAATCTGAATTGTTAGCCTCAAAAAATGCTGGCATTCTGCTAGCTCTTGTTTCAATCAAACCTTCAGCCTTTCCTCTTGCATACAGTGAATCAGAACTTTGAAGCCAGAAGTTACTAGACAGATGCTTATTACTGTCATCTCCTTTCAGAGATTGAGTGACCCAAGCAACTGTTGCACGTCTCAAATTATTCAACTTTTTATCTGATTTAAGGCCTAATGCTTCACACACAAGAGTGTTAGCTGCGACATGCACTCTCTCATCTCGTGAGATATCAGCACTGGTTGTACGCAATCCTGTGTCACCAAGGAATCGGAACATAGGTAGTAATACAAAAAATACTGAACGCTCAAGAACAACAGCTTTTAAAATAGGATGGCGATCAAGTTCTAGCCATGCATTCTTAATGCGGTGTGCTTCAGCTTGAAGCTTAGATGGAATTTGATGAGCGTCTGCTGCATAGTTCAAAGCAATATCATGTTTGACTTCATCTACAACATTTGACTTCAACAACTCTAGACAACCTTCATCAGATGGAAGATCACCTTTCATAGCATCTTCAATAAAATCACCGACAGGAATTTCAAGACAACGAAGAGCTAGTCCTCGCAGTACAGCATCCTCTCCACCAACAAATAAGCTACCAGCAGTGACAGCTGTTGGCGTCCATGTGCGCTTTGTGTCGTGTAATTTTTGGTACTGAGTGTTGTAAGTCATTGTTTTAATGAAAATTGAAATGTTTATTCGGCGCAACCTACACAATTTGATGGATCATTAAATTGATCAAGATACTCATCAATTGACGTTTGCTCTTCACTAGATTCAGCAAATGTAAAATCGTAGTCTTCATTCAAAGCAGCCATTGCATTATCCTTAGCCTGCGTATTTTGCATGACCTGAAGAGAATAGTACAAACTGGTTTGAGGTGAATTAAGCCAAGTGTCAATAAATGATTCGTCGTAGGTTACAACATCACTCCATGAATTGAAACTATAGCCATGGCATAATCCAGTTTTTTGGAGCATTTCCATGATTCCGTTTGCAACTCGGAAGTAAATATTCCAACCTACGTCTTCCGCTGTTTCAACGTTGCCATAATTAAATTGAGAGACTCCAAAAGTTGAGCTATCCCTATCTACTTTGCGCCCGATTGGTGGTGCAATTTCGGGGGCAGTAGTATAGCCAGCTCTGTCAGTGTATCGATAGGAACATGACGCAGTAGGAGCAATGGCAAATGCGCGATCCATGTTGGCTCGCTTTGCCCTTACCTGTGGCAGCGTCTATTCCTTTTTGTAGTTCTTTTACAATATTAAGTGCTTCTGGAGTCACCTGAAGTTCACCTTCGAAACCATTGTGCAGTTCAAGTGCATCGGCAAATTGAGCGTAAGAGACGTGCTCTAACGCAAGTAAATTTGCAAGACCAAGAATGCCAAGACCGACCTGTCTATCCTCTTCTTGTACCTAGATATTCTCCTGTTGATTCTACACCAGTTTTATTGTGCAGAACACAGAGCTCTTCCATACCATCTGCAAATGCTTGAGCAATTTGATCAGGTTTGCAGGCTCCTAAGTTGATGTGCTCAAGAAGACAAGTACCCCTGCTTTTAATAAAGACTTCAAGACATACGTTTGCAAAAATACGATTACCATATTTATCTTGCTTGATTTTTGCAAGCCAGATATCACCTTTTGCAATACCAAGCAGAACAGCTTGCTTTACTTCATCAGAAGCTTCATCCCATAGTTTACGTGAAATATTTACGCAGCGTTTAGCCCATGGAAGTTCTGATCTAGATACATTAATAAAATCTAGAATATCTCCATGGTTAATATCACAATGGAGAACTACAGCACCATTTTTAAATCGACCACCTCTACGTAGTGTTTCGTTTAATACTGAGTAAATCTTGCCAAAGGACACGGCACCAGATGCAACCACTCCTGAAGGCCTCTCGTAGCCTTTGGAATCGAGCTTAGATAGATGGACAGCTACACCTGCTCCATTACGCAGTGCATGGGATACAAAGCGCCAGGACGCTTCAATTCCGTTAGGTCCTTCCATCTCATTTTCAACAGAAAATACTGTGCATGAAACAGGGAGACGACCAGTTGGGTCATCAAGCCAATTTTGTACACGGCCAGTACGGGCAATTGCTGAGTTTGACATTATTAAACTAAATCAGTTAGGTACGGTGGTTTGTAGTTTGGACCTTTGAGAATCTTGCCGTCATCGCGTCTGAATGGACGTTTGTTTTCATCGAGCTTTGACATGTTGCTCTGGTGAACGCGATTTAATGCTGTAAGCAGATCCCATTCACGATTTTCTGCATATTGAAAACAAACATAAACGAGATCAGCAAGTTCTTTTAATGCATCTGGAGTTGCAGCTGATTCTTGTTTAATAAGAGCCTCTGCATCAATAAATTCTTGATATTCTTCTTGTATCAACCGTAGTTGCATATCAGAATTATCAGTGGAATTTTGAACTTCGTAGCATGTACGAAATTCTATTGCCTGCTGTTGTAGATCCATTATTTATCTCGTAGTGTAATTCTACCTCGCGTCAAATCAAATGGAGAGAGTTCTACTGTGACTTTATCTCCAACAAGTAATTGAATTTTGCGGGTAATTAATTTACCTGATGCTCGACATAGACATTGATGGCCTTCTGGTTCGTCAAGTTCTACATTGAAAGTATCCGTTACCGCTTTCTTTGTAGATATAACCTTTGGCTTGTATAACGTTAGCTTTATCTTTAGACATTAAATTTATTATGGATCTGTGTCATCAACTTTGAAAGGACCAAAAAATGAATCAGACATATTGGTTTCAATTTTGTCAAGGACTTTGTCCATTGACATGATCGCTTCTAAACGTTGCATCAAATCTGCAACTCCAGCACAAACCATTGGCCTCTCTTGACGAGCGGCAAATGATAATGCGTTTCTTAAACTAGCTTCTGCTTCTGACAATGCATCAGAAACAGTTGGTGATAGTGCCATCTTATTGTTTTATATAACGTTTATTTATTCAGCTTCAGTATATGTGTAAGCGCTAATTGTTGATGGTAATGCTGTAATAATATTGGTTGCTCCAACAATTGTTTCTACAATCTCAATACTTTGATCACACCATTCTTCACCGTCACTTTGTTCACATACAACATCATGGTGCACAGCAACTAGAGTTGGTGTGAGTGAAACTTCGCACTCTTCTGCTAAAGCAGTCAATGCGCCTGATTCAGTCTTCATTGGAACCACTTGCAAAGATGCAATTTGTTCACTAGGCAGCGTATTGATGAAGCCATTCAATCGCTGACAAGGTGGGCATTCTTTGTTTGAAAAAATATAGATTGAATAATTTTTCATGAGTCTATTTGGGTAAAACTTTGATAACCTGATACGCATTGTTATATAATTCTAACGCGAGATTTACTGCATCTTTTGCGTTAATTGCATTGACAACAACATCATGTGATTTGTTTTGCTTATCAAGATACTTGACGTTATACTCTTTCATTGTTAGGTAAAACTAATTTTACAGGTGGCAAATACTCTTTGCCAGCCAAATATTTTTCAACTTCTTGACGCTGTGTAGGGCCAAGATATCCAAACAAAATATTCATAATGACATTCAAATAATGATCAGATGTATAGGGAGCATCTTGTGCTAATCCTGCATGACAAAAACACACAGCATCAACTAGATCATCTGTAAATACAGGAGTTTGTGGAGTGATTGTTTGATTTTTTACTTTCATGCGATAGAACCATTTGTATAATAAAAACCTCCAATACAGTTATCTGCATTAGACACATGCAACTTACGTGAGTGCTTATAGCACTTCATGCCTGAGTGATATGTAATCAACACCGGCTCACCTACTTTAATCGAATCTTGTGAATTGCAAAGGATCAATCTGCTTTGTTTAGGTTTTCTTTTGTATTGAACTTCAGCGTCATATGCAAGATGAAGTTCTTGCTCCTGTGTTTCAGGATTAGTCACTGGTCGTTCGGCTGGTTTGGTCAGCGCAATTGCTTCCATCTCAGTCTGAGTGTGTTTCATTTTTCAAGAAGGTGGGGGTAATACTCTTTGACTTCAGTAATCAGCTCTTTAGTTGAATAATCATCTAATGAGCTACTGATACTGTCGTAGACAAATGCACTCTTAGATTCATTTGTGTTTAGTTGGTTTCGATGATTCGTAAATGAAATCAAGATACTCTTGGGGGTTGTCACAGAAATACTCCAGCAGGTTTATAAAACCTGCCAGAGTTAAGTCGTGAGAAGAAACATTGACATTCAGCAAAATTTGCCGAATTCGATTCCTTGTGTGACGCAATATGCTAATGTCGCGTGGATTCACAGCCTGTTAAACTCCCGACATTGGTAACTGCGAAAACGTTTGATTGGTATCGAACACCAATAACTTAAACGACTACTATTGCGATTAAAAGTAGTCATCATCATCATCTTCTTCATCGTTAGTTTCAGTTATGTTATTTTCAATCGAATTAACTGACAATGATGTTTCGAATTCAATAATTCTTTTACGCAGTTCTTGGTTTTCTAGAATTAACCTTTGTTGTTCTTGGAAGTTAGTTGGTTGATTTACAAAATGCCTTGGTTCATTTGCATGCACAATTGAACGTAATGCTTGAACCGAACGTGCTCTAAGGCCACTTGCTCCTCCTTGTAAAAGGAAAGCAGTGGTAATCCCTAATCCAACAAAAATAGAAGCTTTAATCACCGTAAAAAATGATTGCTTGTTGTTTAATTTTTTAAGATCTCTTTTAATGTCTCTGCGAACACGGAGTTGCTTGACATTTTGATCTAATGCTTTTGTTATTTGCCCTATGTTTAATTCATAGGGTTCAGGTAGTTTCTGATTCATCGAGTTCAGTTTCTTTGATAGGAACTTCAATACCTTTCGATTCTGCGTAAATCAAGACCCATTGATCTATTTGCTCATAAATTGCTGTTAGATCAAACTCAAGGTCTTGTTCACACAATGTGCCTACAGCATTGCGAGCCTTCCAATTAAGCATCGGAAAATTCGCAATGAGGTATTCATTGATATCAATAAAAAAGCCTTTGTCAGGCTGATCAATAGATATGCCCATATCAAAAGATTTCCGCAGCAGCAACTTTAGCAACAGCAATACCAGTGATGGCTTGAGAAATAATTGCGACTGAATCGCGCATGATTGTCTCAACCTTTTGCTTGTTCTCAAGACGCTCCATTTCAGAAGGCTTGTTTGGCTTTTTCATAGGAGCATTCAAGCTGTTCCATGTATTGAACATTTCATCGCTGGAAACACGATTGTTGTTGTTGTATACAGTGGCAAAGCAAGCCATGCCTTTGTAATACGAACTGATGTTGACCAGAGATGCCAGTGAGTTGCTCTCTACAAGGCCCTGAAGCGCTGTGATGATAGAGCGAGACCACCATGTAGTAAGTCCGGACGTAAGCATTACAGTCTGGCCTTGCTGAGTCTCTAGGAAGATGTTGAGCTTGTCGCCAGTGAAGTCACCGTCGTAGACATCATCAGCGATGGACAGGCCAGAAAAACGTACATTGAACAATGTATTAGAAGGCAATGCTTTCGTCTCTTTCTCGCCTACATACTGAAAGTAC